CCAAAACCAGCCGTCACACGTGCATGAACAGGCCATTCGCGGCCAGCGTGTACGAGCCGCGAGCAGGAACTGGGTACGGGTCGTCGAGCTGAGCGAACAGCAGGAACTCACCCTTCGTCGGATCAGTCCACGCCCCCACGCCCACGATCGTCACCGCGTCCAGATTCAGCCATGACAAGTCCTGCACGTTCCACGCCGTCCGAGACGTGTCCTTCGCGAAATCCCACGTCAACGGCGACCGGGCATACGTCGGGCTGCTGATCTCGCTCGCGGCAGGATCAGCCGGATCCGGAGCCTCATAGTGCAGGCTCGCGAAGCATTTGATGCCGATCAAGTACTCAAGCCACGGACGGGCAAGCGGGTCGTAGATCACTGATGCCATGCGTTCCTCCTAAGCCGTTCCCGGTTCCTTGCGGTAGATCCGCCCCAGGAAGTACACGTCCTGCGTCAACTGGGCGTCGCAATAGACCATCACGTACACGTCAGCCCTGTTCGGGTAGCGCAGGTTCTCGTCAGCGGACCGCTGCGGGTCCACCCCGTACACGGCGTCCGTCAAGTCCCACGAGAACCCGCCAGAATCTGACAGCAGCCCAGTGGGCTCCGCGCCTGCCACCGCAGATGTCCCCGGCCAAAACCCGGCCTTCTCATAGAAGTTGCCGTATCCGATGATGATCTGCGCCGTCGACACCGCTCCCACGAGATCCGGATTCAACTGGGTGCCATCCTCCGCGTACTCCTCCCATGCACGCTTGAAGAACGGGTAATGCTGCCCCGCCTTGTACGGCCGGTTGTCCGGCTCGTCACTGATACCCAACGACGGCATGCTCGAATAGGACACGCCATTCGTCCGGTACAGCGACACATGGAACGGCACCTTCAGCACCGACCCGTACTGGTCGTAGGCGGAGATCTGGAACAGGCTCGCCTCCCCAGCCTGCGACAGGCGCACCGGGTACGCGGCGAAATCCTGCCTCGACTGGCGCTTGTTCGCCCAGTTCCCGTCAGCGTTCCCCGATGCTGGGGAAATCCTGATGTAGTTCGCCGCCCACTGCGGGTCCCTCGGCGGGCGCTGCCTCGTCCAGTCCACCCACGGGAACGTCACCTGGCTGGGCATTCCGGCGAACAGGTTCTGGCTGCCCTTCGGCACGAACCCAGACCCGTCCGCGTACGACCAGGGGAACAGCATGTCGGGGATGTTCGGCTTGTACTGGCCGACCGTGAGCAGCCGGATCGGGGCGAGGGAATCACGGGTGCGGGCCGTCACCTCCTGCACCGTCAACTGGTCGCGGTACTTCCCGTCAACCGTCAACTCCGTCGCCTCAGGGCCGACATTCGACTCCGTCACATGGAACATGACCCCGTCAGGGTTCCCGAACAGGCCCCTCACCTGAATGCTCATCCCAGCTGTCACCAAGTAGCGGGAGAAGAACGCGCCGCCGCGCACTGGGTCGGCAGTCAGCGTGATCGTCCCCGTCACCCCCGGATCGGAGAACCGTGCCAGATGTCCCTTCGCGATGTCGGCGGCCTCCACCTCGCTCAATCCCTCATAGAACGACAGGTTCACCTCCTTGCGCATCACCGAACGGTCAAACCAGTCGTTCTCGTCTATCGGATCCACCTGACGCCTCGCGGCATATGGCGCGTACGTGATCGTCTGACCGTCAGCAGACACCTGCATCCCGGAGAACGTCGAACCGTTCAGGCTCTTGCCCTGCCCGTAGACGGCGTTCAAGCGCTGCGTGTAGTCCTTCGTCGCCGACATCGACACGCCCGGCGTAAGCAAATCCACGACGAGGGTGCGGTCGTCTGGGGCAGTGATGCGGTCGCGGTGCCGCAGCACCGGCCTGCGGCCCTCGTCCAACGCCAGCGTGAACTGGCCCCTCGCCGTGTACATGTTCGCCAGCAGGCCCTGCACATAGGAGGTGAGGACCTGGTCAAACGAACCCGTGGAGCGCGTCACTGACCCAGACCAGTTCGAGCCGTCCTCCAGTCCGACCGGGCGCATGTATAGGGGCCTGCTTGAATAGTCGGCGAGCCTGAACTTTGTTGACCACCACGACGGCCATTCCGTGCGCAGCGGCGCGATCCTCATGTCCGGTCGCCCCGTGAACTGTCGTGAGATCGCCACCTCGTACGGGATCGGCTGGTACACGTACTCCGGCTTCGCCAAGTAGTTGTCCATCTGGAACATCGCCCCGCGCAACGTCACCGACAGTTCACTCGCCGCCTCGGTCGGGCTGTACTCGAATGAGGCCATGTAGCCCTCCCAGCGGTACGAAGGTTTATCCCCATCCGCCAGCACCCACACGATGTCTACGTCCATCTCAGGTTGGAGCCACCACAAATCCGACGCACCGATCGCGTCCATGAGGGTCACTGCCGGGAACCTGATCGACGCCGTCGTCGGCCCAAACGGGTCTGCGGTCGCCAACGACTCAACCATCGTCGGTGCCCCGCGGACGAACGACACGTCAACTGCCGACTCCAGCGACCGCACGCCAGACGGGTACACCCACACTCGCCAACTGCCCGACATGCTGTTGTCCATGAGGCGCGGAACTGGGGCCATGAGCGTCATACGTCATCACCTGTTCCCGGGAACAGGTGGGAACAGGTGGGAACAGGTGACGTGAGCGTCATACGTCATCACCGAACCCGGCGCGGCGCAGCTGCGACTTCGCGTTCTGCCAGCCGCGGTAATCCCCCGGGGACGACGGGAGTGTCACCATGCCGATCCCATCCCGGTGCTTCACCAAGTAGTGGCCGCTGCCGCGCATCTGCACCTTGTGCCCTGCACGCTCCAAACGACCCACCAGGTACTTGAAGTCCTTCGCGCCTGCCTTCGTAAACGTCGTCATGACGTCGTCACCCCATACATGCGGTCGTATTCACCCATGACTGCGGCGAGATCGCCGGGGCCAAACCGTCGCTCCCAGTACGACACTTCCAAGATGTCCATCGATGCCGTCGCGTTCTGCCCCTGAGGGGAACGGCCCAGCCACAGCCGTGACCGGTTGTCGTAGCGGCGGGGCAGCGACGTCGTCAGGGCCTTCACCCCCGAGTCCGCGCTCAGCATCGTCACCGTGTTGTTCGCCATGTCGATGTTCAGCCCGATGATCACCGGCTGCGCCGGGCGGGCCATCCCGCTCGATAGCGGCGTCGACAGGAGCATCGAATCAGCCCACAACGCCAGCATGCCGCTCTTGTGATACCTGATCCCGAAGAACGGATCCAGCCCCTGCAAGTTCGGGGCTTCCGTCTCCAGCACCCCGAACCACTCACCGGCAGGCTCGTGCAGTGTCGCCACGACGAACACCGTCACCTCCTGGGCGTTCCAGTTGATGTCGTCGCACCACATGTGCCGGCCACCGGACATCGACACTGATGCGTTCCTCACGAACCCGCCATCCCGGTAGTAGGTGTAGCGGGGCCGGTACTGCGGGTTCGTGCCAGGCTGCGACCGCAGGTACCGGACGTCATCCGGTCTGATGCGGTAGCGGCCGCCTTGCAGGAAATCGCGTACCAAGTAGGGGACGCCGTCGCGGCATTCCGGCAGGTCGCACAGTTCCCGCACTGTCAGCGCCTCGATCGGGTCAGGGTCAAACCCGGAGAACGGCTCCCACACCGTGCACCACGGGTCCAGCGCCCAGTTCAACGGAAGCCACCGGCTCGATGCGAGCAGGCTCACGTTCCTCGGCTCAGGGAACGTCTGCAACTGGGTGAGCGGTCCCACGCCGATCACTGGGCGGGCATCGACCACTAGCCCCGTGACCTGCTGCGGCAGCCCCGCCACCGGGAAGTAGTCATCGACCTCGAATCCGACGACACGGGCCGGGATCAGTTCCTCACGGCGGGTCACCGGAGGGTCAGACGTGAGGACGATATCAACGCCCATCGAGGACCTGACCTCGTCCATGAGGAGGAACTCGATGGGATGCGCGCCCCATTCGCCGATCAGTTCACCGACGTACAGCATCCCCAGGTCGAACACGTCCGCGTACTTGTTGCCGTAGATCTCTCCCATGCCATGGGCCACCACCTGCGCGTCGCACAGTTCCTTCACATTGAACGGGGCAAACGCGTTGATGATGGATGCGAAGGCGTCCAGCCTGTCTAAAGTAGGTTGAGGCGTATCGCCCCCGGTGGTACCCGAAGCCGGGACCCACTCGAAACCGTCGTAGGTCGTGGCAGTGCTCCGAACGCCAGCACCATCCCCGACGTCGACTCGGTACAGAACGCCCATCCCGTCACCTGACCCCAGTTGTCATCGGGCTGCCGCCAGTCGACAGCCCGCGCATTGATGAGCAGCCCCGGCCCGGACAGGTTCCAGAAGTAGGAACCCACCCCATAAGGGGACCGCTCGTAGCTTGATGCCGCAGGCTCCAGCAGGGTGTCCCCTGAATCCGTTGACACCGGGACCTGTGTCGTCAACGCCAGCCAGATCGTGCCCAGTGCTGGGGCAGCCTCAGGTCGAAACGTCGAGTTCACGACCACAGACCGGCCCCAAGTCGAAAGTGAGCCCATCAGACAGCCTTCCATTCAGTGCCCGGATGTCGAGGGACCTGCGCAGACACCTGCGCCATCCGGGAGAACCGGAACTCGCGAGGGGTCTTCACCGACACGTCCGCGCAGTAGCACTGGTAGAACGTCTGGATACCGTCGAACGTGACCTCCATCCCGAAGTTCACCTGCCGCAATGCCTCCAGCAGCCCCGACACCGCCCCTTGCACGCCCGCAGGCGTGTCAGCTCGCACATACACGTCCAAGGACTCTGTGACGTTCTCACGCTGCGCATTCACCGTCCACGATCCTTCAGTGAACGGGTTGCTCACCTCAGACCGCCTGAATGTCGTTGCCTGCTCACCGAACGCTGTCGAACTCAGCCGGTACGGGCCGTCCGTGAGGACCAGCCATCCGCCAGGGGTCGTCAACCGGCATGTCACCGGAAGGATGTCCATCAACGTCTCCCTTGGATCGGCTGCGACAGCGCCCTGCGCCTCGCGCGTGCCTGCAACGCCTGCGCCATGTCGTCGGGGCTCTGGGCCTTCACCGTGATCGGGCCGTTGAACTGCGTCGACTGGTCGAATGACTGGCTGGAGTAGTTGTTCACGACCGGGGTCGCATACTGGGACACCATCGCGCCCTGCACTGATGTGCGGTCCACGTATCGGGCCATCGTCGCTGCGAGTACTTCCGCGCCCCGCTGGTTGAGCGGGATGACAGCCTCCGGGTATCCGGCCTCACCGATGAGTGCATGCATCTGACGGGTCGCGATACCACCCTCAGCGAGGTTCAGCTCAACATTCTTTATCTTCTTCGTGCCGAATGAGATCGAGTCTTGTCCGTTTTGAGGCCCCGGAAGGACCTTCGCCCAGTCCGGTATGGGGATCGTGATCTGGAGACTGTTCCACGCGTCGATCAACGCGTTCACCACCTTTACGATCCCGTCGCCCATCGGACGGAACGCTTCCTTGACCATCTCCAGCCCAGGAATACCGGTGAGGATCATCCCCCACGCGTCACCAATCCAGCCCATGACCGTGTCCTTGCCGTCTTTCTCAGCGTCCTTCAGCCCTTGAAGCCACTGGGCGATGCCGCCGCCATTCGCATCCCCAAGGCCGAATGCCGCCTGCACCTTCCCCATGACCTTCTCGATCGTTGGGATGCCTGACATGATGCTCTCCCAGGCAGTCCCGATCCACTTCGACACCGAGTCCGCCGCGCCCCCGGTCTTGTCCCCCAGGCCGCCGATCCATTCCTTCGCCTTCGAGAACGCCGTCTTCACCGACGCCTCGATGTCAATGGATGTCAGGGGACTGGCGATCGAATCCCACGCGCCCGTCACCCACGTCCCGATCGTGGTGCCGAGCTTCTTCAAGTACTCCATCGCGGTCTTGAACGCCCCGGTCACCTTCCCGCCGATGTCCAAGTCCTTGATCGGGTCCGTGATCTTCTCCCACACCCCGCCGATCGTGCCCGTGATGCCATCCTTCAGCCCTTGGACGACGTTCTCGCCGATCTCCTTGAACACCGTCGAAGGGGACTTGATGCCGAGGAGGTTCTTCACCATTTCGATCGCGATAGTGAACGGGGCGGCGAAGATGTTGTGGTTAGCGGTCTCCCACCCCTCCTTCACTCCATCCCACATGGCCGTGCCGATCTCCTTGAAATCCCCGTTCCCGGCCTTTTCCAAGAGCAAGGCGTGCTGCTTCTGTAGAGCGCCAATGCTCCAGTCGATCCCGTCGTCAGGAATGCCGGGACGGCGATTACCGTGCTCATCGCGGACATTGATCGGCTTCGCTGGGGTAAGCCCCTCTGCTTCCCTCACAGTCGGTGATGCTGGCTTCAAGTCCTCGCCCGTGAACCCCTTGCCCGCATAGAAGTCCGTCAGCGCTTTCGGCACCTTGATGCCGTTCGTCTTGATGTAGTCCAGCGAGTTCTGGATACGGGCCTGCCAGTCCTCGCCCATCGTCTTCGGGTCGATCCCGTTCTTCATCGCATCGGAAAGCATCTGCGTCACGCCGCCATCGCCCGCCGCAGACGACTGGCCGACCTGGTAGAACTGCTCCATCATCGACTTGATCTGCGCTGATGCCGCAGCGCCCGCATCCGAGATCGACGTGCGTGCCCGCTCCCACATCCGCTTCACAGACAGTTCGAGGCTGTCCGCTGCGACCTTGCTCGCATGGTCGAAGTCCGCGTTCAAGTCCGACATCGCCAGATCGTGGTCGGCCTTCGAGTAGGCAAGCTGCTGGACGAACATCTCCTTCGCGCGCGCCCGTGAGATGTCGAACGACTGCTGCATGTCGGCCATCGACGTGTCGAACGCCAGATTCGCTCGCACGACGCTCACCGCGAAATCCGTGTCCATCCGGACCATGTTCTTGTCGAAGTCGGCCTGCGAGTCGTCCAGTGACTTCTTGAAGTCCTCTTTCGTGTCCGCCTTCGACTGGTCGAAGTCCGCGAGCGCACGAGACTTCGAAATCGCGAAGTCGTCGCCGCCGCGCTGCATCTGCGTTGAGAAGTCCTCCTGCGCCCGCGCAAACGACGTGTTCCCCTGGTCCTGCACCAGTACCTGAGAACTCGCCGCCTTCGCGCCCACCGCGTCATTGATCTGCCCCGCGTACGAGGAGTTCCCGCGAATGTCGTCAACGACCCGGGACAACTGCTGGGCGTTCGACGCATCCGACAGGTTCAACGCCTTGATCGCCGCATCCGACAGGCCCATCCCCCGTGCCTCCGCAAGATTCGACACCTGCTTGTCAACGGCCGCCGTCTGATCCTTCAAGTTCGTCACCAGTTGCCCGGCATCCATCACCATTTGGGCGCTGATCCGCTTCCACGGGTCATACATCTGCTTCGCGGAATCCTCCACCATGCGGGCGATCTGCTTGTTGAAGTCCTCAGTTGCACGCACCCGCGCACGGTCGAAGTCCTCCTGTCCGCGCAGCGACCCCTTATCGAAGTCTCGTTGCCCACGTGACATCTGCTTATCGAAGTCGCGCTGCGCGCGAAGCTTCTGCGTGCTGAAATCCTCATCGGCGCGGTACTTGCTCTTGCGGTAGTCGTCATCGGACTGGGTCATCTGCCGGGTGAAGTCACGGTTCGCCCGGGACTCCTGAAGCCCCTTGTCCTCGGTCGAGTACTGCTCCTGCTTGCCGTACTCGACGGTCGCACGAGTGCGCTGTGTCCCGAAATCCCTGTTCGAACGCTTGATCGTCTTGTCCCGCTCGAACCTCGACAGGTCCTGCTGGCGGGCGAAGTCCTCACGCCCGTACCGTTCGCCCGTCGCAGTGTCCCGGTTGATCATCCCGATCGTTACCCCAGTGGAGCGCTGCATCGCGTTGATCGACGTCTGCATCGAGCCCGACGACCGGTTCATTCCAATAGCGTCAGCCCTCGTCGCCTCCTGCCACTGGTATCGGCCGGCCTCCTGCGCGGCAAGAATGTCGTTCAGTTCAGTGTTGCTCGGCGTGTACTGCATGCCGTACGTGGAATACGCGGACGCTGCGCTCGACCGCAGGGACTGCATCTGGGTGCGTCCAGCCTCCTGCGCGGACCTGCGCGGCTCCTGCAATGACAGTGCGCTGCCCAGTACGTTCTTCAAGTCGTCATTCGTCGCCATCGCCTGCTGAAGCCTGATCGACACCGCAGCCTCGCCCTGGCTGCCGCCGGAGTTCGTCAAGGCCGAACCCAGGACACTCAGTCCAGCATCCCTCCTCGATGTCTCCGTGCGATCCATGCGGTAGGCGTTGATGTCCCGCCCGGCAGCGGACATCCCCTTCGTGTCGAGGGCCGTCAGCTCTTCCATCGGCTTCTTCAGCGCACGACCAGCGGCCTCAGCCTCATACAGGGAGTCCGACAGTTTCCCCGCGGCCTTGCTCGTCAGCACGAACGACTTGTCCAGCGAACGTGCGGCCTTCTCATTGTCCGGCGTCGTCGGGCTGAACTTGCTGTAGTTCGCCCCAGACTCAGTGATGTACCCCTCGTTGATCAATGCGAGGGTACGTGCGGCATTCGTATTTCCGCCCTCCGCAGCACGTGCCAGCATCTCCTCGAACGTCTGCTTGTCCTCTTTCAACAATCCGTACGCCGCCCCTCGGGACGTTGCCTGAGTCGGAAGACCCGCGTTGTACGCGTCCACCTCATTAATTCCAATGAGGTCACTCACTGTCTGACCGGTGATTGCAGCGGCGCTCTTATCGCCTTCACCGTCCAACTGTTGCGCGTATGCGGCGTCGTAGATCTGCTTCGCCTCCGAACCGGCCACGACATCCCCATACGTAGCCGACAGCTTCGATCCGTCCTTCGGCGAGTAGACCGACACTTCGCCGCCGAACAGTTTCCCGGCGTTATTCGCCTGCGCCTGGGCAGCCTGCGTCATCCCGACGCCGATCTCTGCCTGAGACTCAGTGACCCGGCCGGTCAAACCCAGCACCGTGCCGCCGTTCGCCCGGACTGCGTCCTGCATGAGCGTGTAGCCCATCTCGCTGTTCGGCCGGGTGTTCCCGTCGCCGTACACCTCTTTCAGGACATCGGCGACATTCTGCGCCTCAAACTTGCCCATGGACTTCGACGACGCGAGATCGTTCACGTAGGCGGCGATCTCCTCAGGCTTCGCTGAGAACCCGAGCGTCGCGATCGCCGTACCGGCAGCAAGATTCGTGCCCTCCGCCCGGTCTGACCGCTTCTGGGGAACGTACCCGGCCGCGTTCGATGCGGCGGCTTCGTTCGGATCGATCGTCGTCGCCTCGCGATTCGACGTGTTCGTCTTCGCCACGTCGCCAGCCGACTTCAACGCCGTCGCACTGAACGACTCAAGTCCCCGAGACGCCATCCCCATCGCTGCCGCGAACGAGTTGAATGTCGAGTTCAAGTCCTGCCCGGCAGTAGCGACCTGTTGCACACGGGAGTCCGACTCCTTGATCTGCCCAGCCGCGTACATGCCGGTACCGGCCGCAGCCATGATGCCCATCATGTAGGGGTTCATGATGGATGTCGCAACCCTGCCAACGCTTGACGCCGCGAGCCCGAGCCCGCCGCCGATCATCTTCGTCGCGCCCACTGCCGTGCTGCCGATCGCCTGAGGGAGCGTCACGCGCTGAGTCGGATCCGCAAGCGACCCCAGGCTTCTCCCGCCGGACATCGCGACCGTCTGCAACGCGCCGCGCATATCACCGGTCTTGAACTGCGCCCCGGCGGACTTCACCGAATCCCTGAAATTGTTGTACGCAACACCCCGAATCGGGTCCAATCCCTGAGCGTTGCGGAACAAATTCCCGTACGTCGAGTTCAGTCCGAACGCCGCCACTCCAGCACCCGTGCGAATCGCCGTCCTACTAGCCGACGCGAAGCGCTCACCGGCCGTCATCGGTATCCCGGACGGGGTCATGAGTGTGGACCCGACCGCGCTGCCGATCACCTGGCCGAACCGTCCCATGGTCGTGGTCGAAGTCGCCACCGGCAGGCCTTGGGACCGCTGGACGAGTGCCCGCTTGCCCTCCTGGACCGTGTCCGACTCCCCGAGTTTCTTCCCGCCGATTTTTGCCAGCGCGTAGAACGACGCCAGCGTCAGCGCATTCATGCCGATGCTTCCCACTGCGCCAGCAGCACCCGCGACTCCGGTAAGAACCTGGGGGACTTTCCCCTCCGTCGCGCCCGCAACGCCGCCAGCGATCGCGTTTGCCACGCCCAACTGGTTCGCCGCCACGCCGAGCAAGGGGCGACCCATGTTCACGACGACCTGCGTCATCGACTCCTTCAACTTGTCCGCTTGGTCCGTGACCCCCTCAAGGGCCTTCGATGCCGCACGCTCCGTCGAACCATCACCGTACGACTTCTGCGCCGTATCGATCGCCTCGCGCATGTTCCCTGACCGGGTGAGCGCCGCCAGCGACCTTGTGTCCCGCACCGAGTCGAACCCGAGCATCTCCAACTGTCGGGACATCTGCGGGCCAGCCTTGCCCAGCGACTCCGCGAACCGAGTCATGAACTCCGTCGGGTCCTGCTTCATCAAGTCGCGCAGCTTCTCCGACGTCGTCCCCATCACGTCGGCGTACGCCTTCAACTCAGGGCCGCCATCGCGGACCGCCCTGTTCATGTCCAGCATGACCTTGTTCAGCACGTTCGCTGACCGGTACCCGTCCTCACCGAGGCTCGACATCGCCGCCGACAGGCCCATCACCGCCGTCTGGTTGATCCCGATCGTCGCCGCAACCGGCGCGAGCGCCTTCGAGAACGACACCACTGACTCAGCGGACCCGCCGATCTTCGCCGTCGTCGTCACCAGCGAATCCGACAGTTTCGTGAACTGGCTGACCCCATTGCCCATCGACCGGGACAGTTGCGTGAAATCAGCGCCGATCTGCGCAGCGTTCGACCCAGTCGCCGCGCCCATCTTGATCCACGCCTTACCCAGCGAGTCGATCTGCTTCTCGGACTTGATGCCCTGCTTCTGCAAGGTCTCCACGACCTGAATGGCCTGACCCATACCGCCAGAGAAGTTCCTGCCGAACTGCTTCGTCGTCTTCTCCAGCGCCGTGAACGACCGGCCAGAAGCGGAAGCGCCAGCCTCGATCCCGCTCAGCGCCTTCTGGTACGACGCGGCAGTGTCCACCGCGAGGGTGTTCACCGCGTTGAACCCGGTCATCTTGTTCGCCGCACCCACGAGGGCGCTCGTCATCTTCGTCGCAACGGCCGGAATACCGTCAACGACCTCCGAGTACTGGCGGGTCACCGCGACGGCTTGGCCCATCGACGTCATGTACGACCCGGCGTTGACGTTCAGGCCGACATCGACCATGTACTCACTCATGTGCGCCTCCTCGTCGGAGGCTCAGGCGGCGACTCCCGCAGCAGGCGCGCCGACTCCTTCGGCAGCAGCGTGATCCGCGAACCAGGCATGTCAGCCTCGCTGTGCACGAGATCCTTGAGGTAGCAGCCCCAGCATTGGGTGACCGTCGGCTCGTACGCAAAACGGTCCTCCTCCCACTCCCATGCGGCGGTGCCGCACTGCTGGCACTTGCTACTGGACTCCAGCAGGTACGCGACCAGCTTCGCCCTGTCCTCCGGCTCCCAGTCCAGCAGCGCCGAATGGGAGAGCCCGTGATCCGAGCACCAGCCGACCTCTAACTGGAACGCCGGGTCGTACCGGAGTCGGCTGCGGTAAAAGGGACATCAAGCCCCCGGCTGTTCACCTCGACAGACGCCATGAAGATCTCCATGACCTCCCCGCGGCTCCACTCGTCGGACTCCCACAGTTCCTTCGCCTCATTCGGCGTCATCCGGGGATTCGCCGAGCACATCGAGATCAGTGCCGGGCCGAACGAGTCAGGGTTGTACGTCGAGCCCTCGCGCTTTTGGTCCGGCGTCGGCGGGTGCATCCCCACGAGGACGTCATACGCCTTCGACCCGATCGCGCGCATCGAGAACACGTACTCGATCATCGTGCCGTCCTCGTCCGGGACCGTCAGGACGACGTCCTTCACACGGGCGGGCTTGTTCAGCAGGTCCTTCAATGTCGCCTGACGGCGAGTCTCCGTTGCGGTGCTCATCTTCTTCCTCCGACTGGTCTGTGCCCTAGGGCCCGGTGATTCGTGCGTCGCAGGAGCCACCGGTTCGGCGGCCAAGCCGTCCAGTGGCTCCTGCGAATAGCTCATGCTGAGGGCTTCGCAACCGGATTGCTGGCGAATGTCGCCGCTACCTTCGCGTTCTCAGAGGGCTCCTCAGGCACCGATGCGGTGCATGAGAACGTCTGCGCCGTGTTGCTCGCCATTGCCGAAGCGGTGCGCGACACGATACGAACCGGCCACACCTCGACAGACTCACCGATCACGGGGGTGAAGCCCGGGCCAGTGCCGCCGAAGCGGGAGATGTAGAAGTAGCCGACGGTGCCCCTAGGAAGGGTCTCCCACGCGGTGTCCAAGGCGTCGTCTCGGTACATGTCCGCCATGAACGATGCCTGGCTCGTACCCGGGACTGATGTCTCAAACAGCGAGTCGATGTTCGGGGTCGGAACCGTATTGCCCTGCGACTGCGCAGTGATGCTGATGATGAAACTTGTCAGGTCCTCCGCGGCGGCGATCTCCGCAGCAGACGGTGCCTTGACGTTCGCCGGACGGACCTTCGTGAATCCGATCCAGGAGTTCTCATTCGGGATGATTCTCATGGTGGTGCCTTTCGGTTGTCGGTACTCGCGAGAGTGACTATGAATGAGTCTAGATGCCTCAAGGCGTCTTGTCGTTAAGCATCGCAGCGCAACGTGAACATATCGGTGACGCTCCACATGGGCGGATCGACCGAATCGTTGCGCGTCATCGGCCCCAACGACCCCCACGAGGCCATGCTCACCCGATATGAGCCGAACAGCCGGCCGATGCAGTGGTACACGCCATCGCGTGCGGCCGTCGCCATCCAGTCGCACTGCTCCCGAGAACCCCCGTAGGAAGACACCCGCCACGACGTCGTCCACGCCCGAACCTGCTCGCTGTACGACCATGCCGTCTCAGCCAACTGCCCGCCCTGGAACGCCACCACCGAGTACGGGATGAACGCGGACACGTTCGGCTGACCGGACAGCCATCCGACCCCCTGAGGGGCGATCCCGTCGCCGATCCTCTGCCCAGACGACTCCGACAGTGCCGTCACCACCTGCGTCGTCAACTGTCCGATGTCGATCATGGCAGCAGTCCCCTCACGGACGCCTGCGCGCCCTTGCCAGCCTCACGGGCCAGACGCTCCGCGACCTTCGGCGCGACCGGCCCCGTCACCCGGATGCGCGACCCCGACATCGACACCCGGTGACCAGGCACCCTCACGCCCTTAATCGCGTCACGAGCACCCGCGATGGCAGCCGCGTCAGCGCGCCCCGCCACATCCCTCAAACCCTCAAGGCGGGTAATCAGCTCATCAGGCTTCACCTGATGATCCATTCCGTCGGGATCTGCGAACTACCCCACTGCTTCGACGCCTGAATGCCCACGCACTGCAACCGGCGGGACACCGGGAACTGGGAACCAGCCTCCACGTCCACCACCCGGAAATACCTGTCCACCATCAACGGGTCACGATGCCTGTCCACCTGCACGATGTCGTCCACCCGAGGGGACTGTGCGACCGGCTCCACAGCCGGAGACGCGAACGGGTCCTCCGTCGTCAGCGGGATGCTCACGAACGTAGACGAGTAGTACGTCGGCTCATCTCCAATGCCCATCGTGATCGGCCCTGACACCGTGTACACCCGGGCCTTGCCCAAGTACACCTCGAACATCTCCTCGGCCAGCAGCGTCCCCGACTGCGGGACGAACCCCGGACTGTCAGGACGCCAGATCCGCACCATCGAATCCATGTTCCGCTCCGCGTACACCCGCGCGATGTAGGCGCTCGCATTCGTCGAGAAGCGCGGCGTCACCGCGCTCCACTGCCACATCAGGTAGCGCCATCCGCAGCCACGTCGCTGCCGCCGCCCGCACCACCGGTCAACTGGTTCCAGTCCCCGCCACCGCCAGTGTTCGGATAGCCGTCCGGGTCGTAATCCCCATAGTCCTGACGGCCGGCCAAGTAGTTGTCCGTGAACCCGATACCGAACCGCAGCACCTTGATCGACGGATCCCATGACGTGTCCCACAAGCCAGGGATGATCGGTGTGCCGATCTGTTCGATCTTGTACATATCCCGCAGGTTCATCGCGATGTCGTTGTACTTCTGCTGCAACTCGCTCGACCCAACCGACACGCCATCGGCAGACACCGACACCTCGCGCCCGAAATGATTCGAGATGATCTCCGCAGCACCAGCCGCCACCATCAAGTCAGACCCGTACAGGTCCAGCCACTTGTCGAGCAGAAAGTCGATGTCCTCGTCCTGGAGCAACGGCAGCGAAGGATCGATGTCCCCCACGTAGAACCGGATCGCGTCACGATGGCTCGACGCCGGGCTGCCGCTGTACGTCCACGTCACGGCTACCTACGACCAGGGGTCGCGCTTCGAGCGCAGCGCCACCCGGCGCGGCTCCGTGCCGACTCGCTTACGTTCAGCGCGCAGCGCACCCTGATGCCAGCGTTCCAACTGGCTGCGGGCCGAGTAGCCCTCAAGTTTCGCAGGTGCCGTCCCAGCGATGGACTCAAGATTCGCCCGATATCCCTGCGAGGCGATCGCTCGATTCGCACCGCCAGCACGACGACCAGGAAGCGTCTCGACCATGCCCTTCGGCGCAGTGCCTTCCGGACGCACCTTGCGGCCAGCGACCGCAGACGACCGGGAATCGAGCATCAGCGCCCCGGTCGACTTCACGCGCTTCGGCTTGAGCATCCCGCCTCGGCGCACCGTCGTACCAGCAATCTTGTTCGAGAAATGCCCCGCCAGTTGCCCGGCGTTCAAGGCCTTCTCCACGCCCTTACCGCGCCGTGTCGCGATGAGCGCCCCACCAACAACCGGAACAGCCACACCAGTAGCAATCAGCGCCTTCTTACGCGACGACATGCCGCCACGACCAGCGTGTGCCACCTGCACGGATGCATCATCAGCAGCAAACGCCGCCCTGCGACCCGACCGCGTTGCCGCCGCCATCGTCGCCTCGCCAGTAACCTCCGCGATCCTGCGGGACAGCACCGTCTTCGACACGGCAACCTCACGAGCATCAAACATGACTAGCCCTCCACGATGTCGATGTAACCGCTGCGCACCCACGCCTCGACGCGCGGCCACTTACTCGCCTCGGGAACCAAGTCCCCGATCTTGATCTTCTTCTCGCCGATAACCATGGGCTTGCGCGCCACGTAACGAGGACCGGCAGGGCGCTTCTTCGCGACCTCCCTGGGACGCACCCGGTCTGAGGTAACAACCTCGAACGCCTCAGTAGTCATCGGCTACTCCGCCTTCTTGCGCACAGGCCGCTTAGCCTCATCGGCAACGGTCACACGAGCCGTGAACGCACTCGTTGAACCCGCGCCGTCCGTGACCTCGATCCGGTGATCCCCGGGAACCACGCCCGTGAACGCGAACGTCCGGGACGACTTCGACTGCGGTAGCGCACTGTTGATCGTGACAGTGAACTGCGGCACGCCGCCCGTCACCACCGCGCTGATCGCATCCCCGGCGACCGTCGCAGACACGGCCAGTGGCGCGCTCATCTTCCCCAGCATCGCGTTGCGGATAACCGGGGGCAGGCTCGTCGGGCGAGGAGGCCTACCGGGCCGCTCATACGGGTCCGGGAGGGCAACCACGAAGCCAGAGTCCAGCAGCGCGTTCAACTCCCGGCCCAGATCGATGACCTGACCTTTGGAAAGCGAAGTGCCCGCCGGCACCAGCACCCCGTCAAGGGTGATGGGCCGACGGACGACAACGCTGTTCGGCATCTGAAACATCAGGCGACGACCTCTTTTGCGAAGGAACCAAGGTCCTTGGCGACGACCTTCATGTCGTACGTCATTTCCGCTTCCACGCGGTCAGATGCAATCTGCTCCATGCGGAACCGCTTGATCTTCACGCCCTCGCCATTCCCGCCCAGGTATCCGTTCCACGTGAACGTGTACCCGGCAGACGGGGTCATGAGCGACGGAGCGCCCGGGGCGTAGGCGAGGAGGACCGACTTCGCGTTGCTGATGAAGTCGAACGTCGACGCCGCGTCCTGAGTGCGGGCGTCATCGAGCTGAGGTCCAGTCGCGACCGTTGCGTACGACGTGAAGAGCTGATCGACATTGAAGAGGGTCGCGATGAGATCCTCCGTGACGATGCCCTTCTGCGTGTACTTGATGCGGTCGATGATGTCCGGATGCTGCTTGAGGGCCTTCATGACCTGAGCGCCAAGGATCATCTTGTTCGGGGCGAAGCCCGTGAGCTTGCGGAACTCAAGGATCCAGTCCGCGACGTCACCGATCGGGTCAGAACCGGCGTCGCTCCACTTAGTGAAGTCCGTCCCGCCAGCGAGGTCCGTCGCCCAGATACCCGGCTGGAAGTACGAAGCGTTCCAGTCGATGTCCCGCTTGAGCAGGAGCTGGTTCGTGATGAACTCCGTAGCGTCGCGGTCCAGGTTGAAGTTGGAGTCAGCGTTCGACCGCAACTGGTCGTCGACGTCCTTGTGGACGGCGTAGACATGCGCGAAGTACTGGTCGGTGTCCATATTCCAGCCGACACCCTTCGACTCAGTCGAGGGGGCACGGCGGGCGACATCGGTACGACGCCAGTCGGACTTGCTGTACTTCCAGTACAGGTCAGACTGCTTCTTCACGGGGACCTTCGGGAAGATCTTGTCCGCGATGTAGGCGTCCGAAGACTGCATGTACGCGATGCTGACGTTCGTCAGCGGTACGTTGACGTGAAGATCGGATTGCGAGGGGCTAGGCATTTGTCTCTACCTTCCTGTTCCTAGTTCTGGAGCAGGACGGAGATGAGCTCGCCTGCGTTCGCTGAAGATGTGATTGCGACCCCACGGGATGTCGCCGGGTCCACTGACTTAATGGCCTGACCCACCGTGTTCGTTGTGATTTCATCGCCTGCTGCGACAACGCCACCGGCGCTGACGAGGCTGATACCCCAGATTCCGATGGTCGCTGCCTGGCCGACGACCTGGGGCTTCGACTGCATGACCCCGATGAGCCGGTCACCAGAGTCAGTGGCAAGCCCCACCTGGGCCTTGCCGGTGACCTTCACGAAGCGGTACTGGAAGCCGCTGTTCGGGACAGCCGATCCCGGCTGGCCGGGGACACCCGTGTACTTCGCGAGAGATGCGTCAGCCGCGAAGGAGGCGCTATAGATGTTCTCTTCAAAAGCCATTGCCGTTACCGTCCCAACTCGGAGATGTATGCGTCGTAGGCCGCAGGATTGGCCTCGAACATGAGCGTGGTTGCCTGCTCGCGGGAGAGGTCGGACTTGCCGACGTACTCGGAAGCGAACGCATCGACCTGGTCGAAGACCGAGCTGTTGGAGCCTCCGCCCACGTAGCCGATCTCGTCGTAGAGGCTGTCCCCGACGGCGTTGAAGATCTCGTCAAGCACGTCGAGCTGCTCGTCGGTGAGGGCCTCGGCGAGCGACTTGAGGATCGGTCCGAGGATGTCGGGCGCGACCGGGAGGTTGTACTCCGCAGCCTTGGAGATGAACGCCTCAGTCATGCGCGTGTCATGCTCGTACTCGGCCCACTCCATCGCCTCCTGGGCGATCTCCTGTGCCTTGGACACCTCGTCCATGGCCTTTGCGATGACGTAGTCGCGGTCGCGGTCGGTGACGGCCTTGGAGAAGTCCTCAAGGATCTCCTCTGACAGCGACTTGCCGAACTGCGATCCTGCGGCCATGCCAGCGCCGAGTCCTGCACCCGCAGCAGCGCCGTACTTTGCGCCAGTCGGGACCCGGTTGAACATGTCCTTGGCCTGACGCCCCTTGCGGCGTCCCATCACGCGCGCGGTACGGATGAGGTCTGCCTTGCCTACCTCGTCCTCCTCGCCGTCCTCGACGAACACGTACTCGTTTCCAGCGGCGTCGAAGACGGTGTCACCATGCTCAAGTTCGTCGGCGTCCACTTCCTCGCCGGTATCGCTGAACACTGAGAGATCAGCACTCACGGATTCCTCCAGATGGTTGGAAGCCCCCTCCTGGAGGCTTTTGGAGAACGCGACCAGTGAGTGCTGATTTGCCGCTCGGTCAACGAGCGACACCTCGTCTATGTCGAGGTCGATCAACTTGCTCACGGTGCGTCCCATGAGCCCAATCATGGGGTATCACAATGCCTCACGCACGCCATATTGATGCATTTCTGTTACCAATTTGTGATCTTTTCGGTGTTCTGATGCATACCGATTCATGGCAACGCAAAAGGGCCGCCCGAAGGCGACCCCTTAACGAGTGGAACGACCAGGACTCAGTCCCAAGGGTCGTTCTCCCGGCTGTTCGAATGCTTGTACGCGGCGATACCGCCACCAGTAGACGCAAGCCCCGCAGCGAGGAGCGCCAGTTTCCCGCGAGCCTTCTTGCCCTTCGGCATCGACAGGCCGCGCACCACCCGGCCCCCTTCGACCTCACGTGACGACGGCTTCACCCCACTGGCACCCATGGCGATCAGGCCAGCGCCACCCCCGATGCCAGCGCCCGCGTACATGCCAAGACGCCGCTGGCGGTCCATCTCCGGGTCGTAGTAGCGCTTCTCAATGGCCTTCTCCCGGCGATCCAGTTCACGCTTGCCAGACATTGCCAAGTACTTCACGTTCGGGTTGTCCATGACCCGCTTCGCCCTGGTATCCGCAAGCCGACCGGTGAGCACGCTGCCAAGGGCCGCACCGCCAACGCCCGCAGCCCCGGTGATCAGACCAACCACGGCCTTCTTGGGCTTCCTCATGATATTTCGACCATCCTCGGGGCGAATGAGTGAACCCCACAGATTTTCGTTGTACCGCCGGGCCTTCGCGTTGTGCGCAATCGCCCCCAAGCTATAACCGCTGAGGCCACCGACCGTCGCGCCACTGACAGCGCCCGAAACTTGCCCCTTGCGCCGATTCAGATCACGGGTTTTACGCGCCTGCTCGCCATACCAAGCGTGCTCCTTGTCCGTGAACTTCCCCGCTTTCTCAATGTTCACGCCACGGCCCGTCACCCGCACCTGCGAGGACTTGCTCACGATCGACTGCTCCACGCTCTTCGCCACTGAATCGCCCTTCTTCGCCTCACGCGACAACACCCTGTTCGTCACGAGATCACCGACAAGATTCGCCGTCTGCAATCCGATCGCCGCACCAGCACCAGCCCGCACAAGCGTCCTACCCCGGCCGTTCAAGACACCGCCGCGATGCACGAGCTTGCCCGTCACTGGACCGGCGTTTTGAGCAGTCGGGCCGCGCAGTGCCGGGTTCCTCGCCGCGCCCGCAAGGGCAGCACCACCAGCAGCGATCCCAAGCACGTTGCTCGCCAAGCCCACCCGAGCCTCCGTGCGCTGACGGCGCTGCTCCTCAGTCATCTGACGCTTCGACACAATCATGAGTACCTCTGTCCGTATCCAATGGGGTTGAACGTGGCCGCAGCGCCCCGGGCGACACCAAGACCAGCGCGCCCGACGCGTCCCTCATTCCACGGCCACGTAGGGATCGCCAGCACGCGCCTGGTGTTCAATGCCGTCATCCGGCTGCCCGCCGCCATGTCCAGCGGGTTCGCTACCACACGAGGAAGCGAGAACGGCACCCGCGCCCAAACCGGGATCGGCAGCTCCTCGGCCTGACCCACGGCCAGTGACTTCGCATTCGGCATCTCCGGCATCACAGATCACTCCCCACAGCACTCCGTTTGCCCTTCCCATGGATCGAGAAGCCCGTCACGTCGCCCTGCTTCACCTTCGCCCACGTGTCATCGTCATTCACTTTGTAGCCGACCCACCAGCCGACCGGGAAGTCATCCGGAAGCCCCATCTTCGAGATCTTCTCCGGTGTGAACACGATGCTCTCGATCATGTCCGACGCATGGAACGGGTTCTCCCCGTCACGCTTGTGCTGATGGCCGCCCTTACGAGACTTCACCACATACTGGTACGCGGCCTTCTCAATCTCGTCAGGGGTGATCCAGTCGCCTTGGCGGTCCACCACCGGCTGGCCGTCGATCTCCACGACGGATGCCCACCCGAACACCTGCCGCTTGTCGTCATCGGTCTTCGAGAACTCACCCGACCACGTCACGCCGAACGTGTCATCGTCGTCAGCCTTCCCGACACCGCCGCTCATGGCAGGCTCCTCACGGGTGATGGAGTAGCCGTACTGCCGGGACGAGTCGCCGCCCTTCGACCGGATCGCGTCAGACGCCGAAGCACCCGCCGCACCGCTCACGAGCATCAGCGCGCCCGTCTTCGCCTTCCGGGACCCCGTCACCTTGCGCAGCGCGCCACGCGCAGCACCAAGGCCGCGACGGACCGCCACGTCAGCGGAATCCGGCGACATCTTCACCACCGGGCCGGTCGCGTACATGAACTCCCACACATCGGCAGGGTCAACAGCGTCCCCGAGCAGCGACTTGCACAGCTCAACGAAACCCGGGTCCACATCGAGCAGCACGTCTACAGCAGTACGCGAATCCATGAATCCTCCTAATGCCTCACATTGTCCATGAAATCCATCCGAATTGCCTGTACCAAGGCATCATTCGTCATTTCGATGCGTTCTGCACCATATCCATTCGCGGCAAGCATCTCCGACATCGGCACCGGGTCGCTTGCGACAAACTTCGGGATTTCACCCGCGGCAGCCCGATCCCACTGCGCTTCCGTCGCGACGATGATCTGATGCGCATCGTCATTTCGATGATGCGACCAGAACATCATCGGCACCCACTTGCCCTTCAATGTGTCGTGCGGGGCCGCCTTTGAATACACGTACTCGCCAGTCTGCTCAGCATCCTGCAAGAACGCCAACAACCGTGGGGGCAGTTTCTCGTCTGCGTCCCACGCCGCGTAGACATCGGAGATGTACTTCACTGCGAACACGTCTGCCTCGTTCGCGGTGTCAAACACCGGGACATCCGACTCGTAATTCGGCATCGCAACCATTTCTTCGCCCAGAACAGCGTCATTATCAATGTACGCAATAGCCTTCTTTGCAGCGCGCCTCCTGAGCATCAGCACGTCCATGACCTTCTTGAAAGGCTCCTCGTCATCAACGGTGCCGCCGTCCTCTCCGACGCGCAGAAGGAACTCGGCTTCCTCATCACTAGGAAACACCGACCTAAGTCCGGTCAAGTCATTCGCCGGGTCGCCCTTATACCCGGTGTCGCGCAGGGCCCTGCGGCGCTCGTGCATCCGCTCCCTGCGACGGTCCCTGATGCGCTGACGGATACGTTCCCTGCTCCCCTGCGCGCGCGTAGGAGTAGACGTCGCACGGTCCTCGGAGACAGCCGCAGCAGGCCTGGTACCTGCGACATCAGCAAGCCGCTCGGACCCGGCGAACTGCACGCCGACCCGGTCAGGTGCCCGGCGTGCCTCGCGCTTCAGACGCTTGGCCCGGCGCTCCTTGCGTGCCTTCCGGTACGCCGCCCACTGCTCATCCCTGTCCGATGCCACCCCGCTCAGCCCTGACCCCTTCGCGCGAAACGTTCCGTCCGTGTCACGAGGATGCAGGCTCTCTTTCCAGTCATCTTCCTTATTGAAGAGGTGGAGAGTGTCATACGGCAGCGGCGGGGTTTCGTCGTCGTCATCTTCGTCATCCCCGTAGCCGTCGTTGTCAGAGCCTTGAGTCGTGAACTCGTTCGGATTGTCAAGCATCACCGACATCGACCGGAATTTCTTACTCGGCGATGCTGCGGTCGCCCGCCACGTGAAATCCGTCGCATTAACCTCAAGCCATTCCGGACTATGCAGGTCAGCGTTATCCCTACGAACCTTGAATGTCGCACCAGTAGCGATCTCCGACTCGTCATCCTTGTGCGAGGACGAATCGGGTGCCCACGCCATCTCCCTGCCGACGAACCGAATGATGACCTGTGATCCGACTGCGTTGTGAACGTGCTCGCCTGCCGCCCGCATCGCCTTGTCCCGCTCCTGGAGTTCGGCGATCTCCACTTTCAGTTGCTTGGCAGTCAGCGCCGACATCTCACCCGGCCAGCGCGTCTCGGTGACACGGGCGATGTTGAACGCGCCGTCTTTGGCAATCTCCTCCGCAAGATGACCGGGGATGAGCGTGTACAGGTCCCTACGCTGCAACATGCGGTGACCAAAGTACTTTCCGTTCCCGTCGCGTGGCTCGTTCGGGAACGGATCCCCGAGCAGGCCGGTGAAGGTATCCGGCGACTCCGGCGGCGTCGTAGTGAGCAAAGCATTGATGCGCTCCCTGCGGGCGGCGCTCCTGCGGTCCCGTATCCGCATCCGTCGACGTTCGGCGATGCGCTCCCGCGCAGACGGCTGCTGTTCACGGACGGATGCCGGACGGCTCCGCGCCCCCGGCGACGGATCATCTCCCCCAGACCCCGCGAACGTCACGCCACCAGTCGAAGACCCGGCGAAGACCACTCCATGAGAAGGGGAAGCCTTGCCGCCGCGTGACATCCGTCGCCTGCGGCTCTCCAAGCGGGCCTTCCTCGACTGGCCAGCGCTCCGAAGACTGCCAATGCCGTCATCCACATCACTGGTGGAAGCGCGGGTCTTCTCCGCGAACTGCCCATCATCGTCCCGAGGATGGCTGCCCTCATCCCATTCAGCCGTCCGGACCCGGATGGACTTCGACACCACCCCATCGGCTTCGCGCTTGCCCACATGTGCCGCATACCCGACGAGTGCGCGGTCCGCCCAATCCTGCTGCGCCGCGACAGGAAGCCGCTGGGCTCGAAGCCGCTCACCGGCAATGCCCATCCGGTCAGCCGGAACCCCATGAACGTCTGCCGCACGCGAAAGCGCACTCGGCCAGTCCACCCCTGTCGCCGTCAGCGCCCTGACAAACCGGGTCGTCGAATCCACCGCCTGCTCATGCATGTCGCATGCGAGCAACTCCCCATACCTGTCCGACGCATCACCCATCACCGGTCGGGTCGCCGCAGCCAGCGCCTTCGCCACCGGCACCAGGTCGATACGGGCCAGCGCATCGCACACGGCCTGCTCGTCCACGAGCGTCGCCTGCGCTAGCGGCCTCAAGACGCCAGTGCCGAGGCCGTGGTATCCGAGCAGCGCCGTCCCCACCCCCTGCACCACGTCCGAGTCGTCGACACGGTCGAGGATGCCGAGTGACTCGCCTGCGTCATCCCACCAGCGCTTCATGCGACCTTGCGCTTCCGGCTCGTCGGCACGAGAGCGCCACGCAGCGGATCAGTCACCGACCCCATCTCTCGGTACCGCTTCGAGCCCGTCTTGATATCCGCAGCAGTGATCGTCGCGAGCTGTGCCTTTCGATCCTCCGCCGGCTTCTCTACGGACAGCCGCTGCTTCTGCGCGGACAGGATCTCAAGGGCGAGGTTCTGCACGTCACCGGCATTGCCTCCGCCCGTGTCGAGCACTGAGTCCTCAAGGGCATCCATGAGATCAGGGGACGCGAGCTTGTACTTGCCCTCATCGAGAGCGCCAAGAAGGATGTCGAACCGTTCGTCCTGGTCGAACCTCTTGAAGTTGATGACCCGCTGGAACCGGCGAGGCATGCCCTCATTGTTCGACAGCATTTCCTTCAGGTTCTTCTCGTACCCGGCGAGGATCACAACCGTGTCAGGGTTCTTCGTCATCTCCGACGCCATGACTGCCAGCGCCTGCAATCCGTATATGTCGCGATTACCGCGATCCTGGGTGACGAGTCCGTACGCCTCGTCGATGAACAGGACACCGCCCTTCGCGTCCTTGAACGCCTGCTGGACCTTCTCCTGCGTCACGCCAAGGAACGATCCGTACAGGTCTGCTGGGTTCACCGAGACGATCTTCGACGACGGCGTGATACCGAGCGCGTGATACAGCGGGGCAACGAGATTCGCGATCGTCGTCTTGCCCGTCCCTGAAGGCCCGGAGAAGATGAGGTTCGCCGGTCCCGTGTCAGACACGGGAAGGCCCGCCTCCTCGCGTTCCCGGTTGAGCCGAACGTCGTTGATGAGATCGTCGATCTGGGTCGCGACCGTGTCCATGCCAGTCAGCTTGTTCAGGCGCGCCTTGACCTTGTCTACCGCAGGCCAGTCGATACCATCCTCGGAACGAAGGGCAGGCCCTTCATCACCCTGTCCGCCACTGCGACCGACAGCGGGTCCGTCGGGGACAGAACCCTCACTCCGGTTGCCGCCTTCGACAGCGGCCTGTTGGCCGCTCCATCTTTTGGGAGATCATCCCCCAAAGATTGCAGCACTTTCACTGTGACGGCGAGTGACCATGCGCGTTGGATGTCCATCGCATTCTTTTGCGGGTCTACTGCGCGCAGCGACTGGATCGTGAACTCCTGGCCCGGGTACGCGGCAGCGAACTCGTCATTGGTCACGTAGGCAGACGGGTCCGTTCCCTTCACCCCGGATGCCTTCGCGGCGGACACCTTCGCCATCGCTGCGATCTGCTTCGTGACGAGTCCACCGAGTTTGGACATGCTCTCCTTGCCCATGGCCGCAGCCGCACTCGCGACAGTCGGGTTCTTCGCGGCGTAGGCCTCCAGTTGATCGACGCTGCCGATGCCCGAGATCTCCGGGAGTCTCATCGGCGACAGCCCGGTGTGGAACGCGGCTTTCGCCTGGTCTGTCTGGAACGCGGCGAACGGCTCTGCCATCGCGGACAGTTCGGCGAGTTCGCCTGCACGTTCCGACAGCGCATCGACGGCGTCGTCGATGCTCATCTGCTCCCCGCCGATGTCCACCACCCCGCCTGCGCTTGCCTCGGTGATCTTCATCAGCTGGGTGAATGCCGCCTTGATGACTTTCGGTGTTGTCAGCGCGCCGATCGCGTCCGAACGGGTGCCCCGGTCGGTGAGCGCCTGGACCGTCCGGTCGCCCTCGATGTTCGCGATGAGCCACATTGCCCGGCGCTGCGGCGTCGTCATCGACGCGAAGTCGCTCGTCTGGTAGGAGTCGGCGGTTTCGGGGTCGATGTCGGAGACGATGAGCGACAGGTCGCCGCCGAGTTCAGCGGCCTTCTTCTTGAACGTCGTGTCTGCCTGCTTCTGCCGGGCGATGAAGCGCTGCTCGGCTCCGCGTGCCGTCGCCGGGTCCGGCGCTTCCGGGCGTGAATCCGCATCCCCACCAGTCTTCGGGGTCGTTTTCTCCCCAGTTGTCCCAGCAGACTGGCCTTCAGAGGCCGAGGGAGGAACGCTGGCGGGATTTGAACCATTTCTGGCACTCTGAGACTTGGGCGACTGGTTGACGGCTCCACTGGCGTAGAACCCGCTCTGCACCTTGTCGGCCCGCAAGCCACCCGGAGACACGTATCCGCGGTCCTGCTGCAACCTGCGGGTCTTCGGCATGTCCCTGCCAGCCTCCCGGCCCAGTGCCGACAGGTCGCGGCGCTCCGTCCGTCGGATGAACTGCGGGAACTGCGCCTCCAACGTCTTCAACGCCGTCGCATAGCCCTCACCGTTCAGCCGAAGCCGATTCACCTTCGACGACCGGGCCATCGCCTCGGCATCCTCCAGCGACTCGTTGAACGTCTGACGCTGACGGCTCGGCAGTGCAGCGCCCTCCGCCAGCGCATTCTCAGGATCGACTTCCTTACCCGTCGCGATCTTGAACGCCTGCGCCGCGAGAGACTTCAACTCCGTGTCGTTGACATCATCCATCTCGTCCCGCGCCGCCTGCGTCAGCTCATCGCGGATCGCATCCTCGTCGCCGCCGTACTTCGCCTGATCCCTCGCCATCCGGTTGATCTCACGGACCTTCTGCGTAGGCAGGTCCAGCAAATACAAGCCCGACCTGTCGACAGCATCGAGGATCTTCAAGTACCGGTCGTACATCGACCTCGCCTTGTCTGAGTTCGCACGCGCACCACGGAAATCTGGCTGGAACTCCAGCGTGAATACCCCGGACTCGCTCACCACCTGCACGTTCCTCGTGCCCGTCATCACCGCCGTGTACACGTCCTCGCCAGTCAGCCCGCCCGTCACCCGCGTCCGCACGTACTGGCCTCCCCGCAGCGACGCAAGGTTCTTCAAGTCGAACGGCAGATAGTGATCATCCGTGAACCCGACGGCCTCCGTCACCGGCTTGCCCTGCGAGTCGAAGATCGCTCCACGGCTTGGCAGCACCTGCCCCGACTTCTCCGACAGGCGCGCAAGGATCGGGTTCTTCGGCAGTGTCGTCGCCAAGTACAGGCTCGCATTGTCGGCAATGGCCTGCTGCGTGAGCGCATCCCCAGTAAGGCCGCTGCCCGTCGTACGAGTCCCGCCATTTCGGTCCACTGTCTGCGTCTCGGACAGCGAAGTCATGATGTTCGGATCCATCGTCGCGGGGTTCAACGCCGTTGATGGCTTCACCTCCGTGCCCCGATATCGGTAGGCGGCGCGGCGCACGTACGGGCTCAGCACTTCCTCAGCCTGCGGCCCCACTGCGCCCACGAACCGCGCCATCTGCGTCACCTTGTTCGAGCCGAAGCCCTCCTCCAGCACCTTCGCGCCAGAACCCAGCAGCCCGAACAAGCGGGACAGCCCCGGCTTCGGAGCAGCATCACCAGACCCCGGCATCCGCAGCGCATCGCGCAAGCTCTCAAGCCGGGCCGGGTCCGCGTTCGCCAGCGATGCCAGCGCCTGGCCACCGACAGAGCCAAGCGAGTTGTACGCGGCCAGCCGAGCCACGTCCGTGTCAGACGCGCCCCTGTTCGGCTCTATCCGAACCGACATGATCGACTCGTTCGTCAACGGCTTCAAATCCCGCAGGTCAGGAAGCGAGTTCTCCGGGGAGTCACCGTCCTTCCGGTTGAACCGGGACAGCGGGAACCCGACCTCGCGAATATCACCCGACTCCGAATCCTGCACCGTCAGCAGCACGTCCACCGACTTCTCCGAGCCCTTGAAGTCACGGGAGAACCCCGACACGATCCGGCTCACCTGATCCCACTGGCCCTGATGACGCTCCGCACCCTTCTGCTCATCGGCGTCAAGACCAGCATGGGGTACCAGGTTCCCGTCGAAATACCCCTTCAACGTCGGGCTGATCCGATCCGGCTGGCCCGCCACGTCACGCAGCTTCGTCGACTTGTTCTGGTTCACGCCACGGGCGAACTGGCCGCGCGAATCACGGTTCACATCGCGGCGCACCTTGCGGCCATCGATGTCGAACATCTCGAAGCCCTTCGACACGGATGCAGCGGACACGAAACGCTCGATGCCCGACAGCCAGCCCGACATGCCCAGCACGTCATCGCCCGGGTACTCCCCAGACACCATGTCCGACACGTACCTGCGGCCCAACGCCCGCTTCGCGACCTGCACCCGGTCCAGCGACCACAGCGAGTACACCTCCCGCAAGTCATCCTCATGCGCCTTCGCAACGTCAGCCAGGTAGTCGTACACGACCGTATCGATGAGGAAGCAGCCAGCCGCCTCATCATTCTTGGTGATCGTCTCCAGCACGCTCATCACTGCCATGTCATCTCCTACCTGACCGTTCCACGAACGGTGAACTTCCTGCCGCGGGAGCTTGTGCCCACGTAGCTCCTGCGAATCGCAGGCCTCGCGATCCGGCCGCCCAGTCTCGGCAACCTCGGGATGAGGGCCTTGCCGACGTCATCGCGCTTCCCCGACAGCATCAGTGACGCCGCCGTAAGCGGCACCGCCACCTTCGACCCCCACGACACCTGACGGGAGTTCTTGAACGCCAGTGCCCGGGCCGCACGACCGCCAGGGATAGACGTCGGATATCGGCGGCCCACCCGGACCTGCGTGTCATGGTTCGTCATGTCGATGCGGTCCCCCGGATGCTTCACCCCGAACTGCTTGAACCCCTCGCGCTCCTGGAACGCCTTCCAGTCCCGGTTGTATGCGGCCTTCGCCTCAGGGTTACGCAGTTTGCGTTCCCGGTACCGTTCGATGCTGCGCTTCGTCGCCCAGCCGCCAGCGCCCATCACCGCCTCCCGAGCGCCCAGCCCGGCCCCGGCGGCGATCACCGCATCCGCTGCCCTGCCCCCGCTACGGTCCTTGTCATTGCTGCGCGCAGCCAGCATCGCCGCGCCACCACCAGCGATCGCCAGCCCAGTGCCCCACTTGCCCAGTTGGCTCCCCGAGACGAGGCTGCGCCGCTTCAACGCATTCGTAGACCGGGACGCGTTCTCCGCGAGAGCCTCCCCATGACGGCGCTCGATACGCGTCGCCCGGTACTTCGCCGACTGCTCTGCACGTGACGTCGCCGGGCGCTGCGCCCGAACCCCACGCTCCACCAACGGCTTCAACCCCGGGAACTTCGCGCCCTTCTCCTTGCGGGTACGGGCCATCCGCTCGACCTGCTCCCGCAACGACCCGCGCTGATCGACCGACATCTGCGACACCGGGGTCGCACCATTCGGCCGCCCCTTGCTGTCATAGGTGAACGACTTCTCGACCCTCCGGTTCGTCATCCGATGCGCCACCACGCCGCCCGTCGCCAAACCGGCAGCCGCAGCAAGGCCAGCCACCCCGGCAGGACGGCGCAACGCCAGCGCCCCACGCTCCACGCGAGATCGCACACGGTTCCCCACTCGTGCCGCACGCGGGATGGGGCGGGCCGCATTCGCCCGTATCTCCCCGAGGTCACGCTGGCCAGTGAACTCGCGGGCACTGCCCACGTCCCTCAAGTACTTCGCCCGCTGCGCGAGCGGAACCCACGTCCGATGCGGGCGGCCCGAATGCTCCACCCTCACGTCCACGTCCTTCTCGCCCAAGTCCATCAGCGCCTTGATCCGGTGATGGCCGTCAATCACCCGCATGCTCCCGTCAGGGGCACGGCGTAGGCGCACTGGACGTCCCGGGTCCTGCGCAGGGCTGCCAGCCTCACGACGGGCAGCCATTGACGCCGCGAGACGGTCCTGGTTCCTGCTTGCAGCCCAGCGAGTTCCCTCGCCAGTCGCCACGCCGCGCACGTCCCTCACTGAGGCGCGACCGGAGTCAGCGCCATCCAGCCTGCCCGCGATCCCCCTCGACGCTTCCCTATTAATAGGCAGACGCATCGGCAGCGGAACCCCGGCGATCGCCGCAGCGCCCAGACCGGCACCCGCAGCGAACGCACCGCGCTTGTCGTCCTTCCTGCGCTCATCAGCCTTCGCCACCACCCGGTCGCGGCCATACTCACCGGCAGCGGCACGCTCCATCGCCTTCGCCTTGATCTTCCCCATCCGCGCATCCCAGCGTCCCGACTCACGGGCACTTCTCACCGCGCTCACAGCAGACAGGCCCGCGAGCGCGCCATGGCCACCAGCCCAGCCGAAACGACGGCCACGAGCCGCCGAATACGCCATCGCACCAGACAAGCCCGACACCGTAGCGCCGATCCCTGCGTTGACCCGGCGCTGGTCGCGGCCGTCCTTCAAGTACTTGTATCCCGCCTCGGCCTTCGGGCTGATCCGGTCGCCATAGTCGCGCAGGAACCGGTCGGCCTTGAACAGCGTCAACTGCTCGTCCTGCGCCATCGACGGCTTATCAACCTCGACCGGTCGCGGCTTGCGCACGGGCGTCACCCGCGACTCCGGCATGAACCGGCGCGTATCCCGAGAATCGACCACCGTCACGTACCCCGGCTTCGAACGCTCCACCACGCGAACCCGGCCGATGCCCTTCACCATGCCGTCATACAGGGACTTCTTCACCTGCTTCGCCTCAAGCTTCTGCTGCGCCGCGTAATTGAACGACCCAATAGACCCAGTGCCGATCGACGCCACGCCAAGAGTGTTCGACGCCGCCGTTGCCTTCGGCTCCGACATGGCCGCACGCAGCACCGGGCGAAGCGACCCCGCCCGAGCAGACCGCTGCACCGCGAACTTCGCTGCCTGCGGGACGCGCAACGCCAACGCCGCAACGCCAAGCCCGCCGGCCGCATGGCTGATCCGGGTGCCGCGCTCCTTGCGATGCACCAGCGTGTCCTGCTCCTCCAGCGTCAGCGACTTGCGGATCGACTTCAGCTTGTTCCGCTGATCGCGCAACGTCACGTGATCCACCGCCGGGCGCACCACATGACGCTTGAAATCAAGGTCCTCGACCTCGTCCTTCGGGTTCGCGATATTCCACAACCCGTACGCCATGACCGGCAGGCCAGTCGCCGACAGCGCACGGGTCCCGAGGCGTCCCGCAATATGAGGGCCATGAGTCTTCGGCTTGAACTTGCGCTTCACTGCCGACACCAGCGGGCCCTTCACGCCAGCCGCCTTCAACCGGCGATCAAGCCCATACTCCGCAGCCGCAGCACTGCCCGTGATCAAGCCGCCCACCGCGATGTGCTTAAGCGCCCGTCTGCGATCCTCCGCCTCACGCGGATTCGCATACGACTCCACCCGGTCAGAGACCGTCACGACTTCACTGCCAAGCCCAGCGCGCACCCGGAGAAATACTCCGTCGCACCGCCCGGAACACTGTCAGCAGCGGCGATCGCGCACCCCACCGACGACTGGAACAACGCGAACATCGCCTCAAGCGCCGTATGACCGGATGCCATCGCCTCCGACAGGAACACACGAGTCGCCTCCTGCGCGGCAGCACCGTCACCAGACGCAGCCAGCACGCAGATCCCCACTGCGTACCTCCGTGCCAACTCCTGAAGCATCACGGCGCACCCTTCTCCTGCTGCGGCTTCCCCTGCGAATCCATGCCCTCCATGCCCGGCAACGGCAACTGCCCCGACTCGGCCATCTCGGACGCCTGCTCCGACTGCACGTACGCCGTGTTCGCGTCCGCGAATGCCGTCGCATCGCTGCGCATCTGCATCTTCCGCCGGATCTCCACCTGGTCCTTGTCCAGTTTCGGCAGCCGTGCCGCCGACCTGACGAAGTTCTCCAGTTCCCCATCCGGGAACCACGCCACCCCAGTACCCGCCATCGCCTGCATGAACTGGCCCAGTTGCGCGATATCCGGCGAATCCACGTCCGTCGGGACGATCTCCGGAAGGTGCTCAGGACGCCAGCCATTCACCATGAACAGGCGAGGCAGCGCATAGCGGTTCAGCACGTCAGCGATCGTCTCTGCGATCGAGTTCAGGCTCGTCCGGAAAATGCCCGTCTTATCCGTGTGCAAGGAATACGACCCCACCGACTGATGGCCCACCAGGATGAAGTCCGCGAGGACCGTCATGAGGATGCGCTCCTCATACCGCTTGATGATCTCGTCCGTGTTGAACTGCCTGCCCCCGCCGCCGCCCATCAGCTCGAAGCTGTACAGCGGCTGCTTCGTGTCCTGGTCGTAGGCCATCGGGAACACGATGCCCTCCTGCTCATCCCTGCGGACGCTCTTCACCATCCGCTTGAACGACTCCACAGCCTTCGCCTGCTCCGTGCCCGGCTTCGCCCGCAGCATCTCCGCAGGAACCTTCACCACCGGCAGGCCCGCGAGATCACGCTCCACACCAACAGCCTCGAACTCCTCAAGGCGCTTCTTCATGTACCACGGCCGGTAGGCGTTCCGGAGCATCGAAATGCCTTCAGGGTTCCCCTTGTTCGACTTGTACCGGAACAGCAGGCTCCGCTCCATCGGCAGGACAGTCGTCTTGTAGAACGGCGGGGCCAACTGCACCATTGCCTTCGTGTCGCCCGAGTCATCGAACACCCAGCGCATCAGCGTCTCCTGCGACCGGATCGGCATCTTGCGCCATCCGATGAGGTTGTCGTTGAACTTGCTGCGCGTCTTCGGGTTGCGGTTCCATTGGCCGCCGCGGCGCTTGTACACGACCTCATGCCACGACCATCCGAATGGCAGCATCGTGAGAACCTCACCGATGAAGTTGCTCCACGGCTCCGACATGTCCCCCATGCACTGCTCGACGAACTCAGCGGCGCGGGCATCCTCGGCGGTCTTCCCGCCCGGCTTCACCGTCCACTCCACGTTGCGCAGCAGCCGGTCGATGGAGAACAGCAACGCTCCCACCAGTGGGTCGTTCTCGCTCATCTCCTTGAAGACCTGCACCGACTTGCGGCCCCGCAGCTGCGGCAGGAACTCCTCATCGATGTACCCGGCGGCACGCTTCAAACCAGTCGTGCCCAGTTCCATGAACGGGCTCAGGCGCTCATTCTCGACCATCGCCGCCTCATCGACCGGGTTCACGTCCACGGTCTTCAACGCGCCGATGTTCTGCCCGACATTCGCGTAGTTCGGGTCAACGGCCATTCGCGCGCATCCTCCGTGCCAAAGCCTGGACATCCGCCTCGGACGCGCCATCGGCGACCATCCCGTTGCGCTCGAAGTAAGCCCGCTTCTTGGGGTCCACCGGCTTCGGGGCCGGGTCGTGGTAGCCCTGACGCGCCTTGCCGTCTGCCTGCGCGACGAAGCCGCCGTCCGCCTGCGCGGCTTTGTGCCGGTACTCGTCCATGCTCGTCACGTTCGACTTCCTCGGCCGCAGCGACGTAGCGCGCGCGCGGTCATTGCCGATAACGCCAGCGCCCAGCAGTCCAGCGCCCGCAGCGAGCGCAGCAAGGCCGCCGATACGGTACGGCTTCGAACGGGACACCATCTTCTTCCCAGACCAGTACTGGTCGCGCCCGGCCTCCACCTCGACCTTGAAGCCCTTCAACTGCCGTCCAGCCCTCGAACGGCCATCGATCTTCCCCGTCGAAGACGCGCGTTGAGCCTCATCGATGATCTTCTTCGCCCCGGCGACCCCCGCGGCATGCCGTTCCGATCCCGCGTCCTGCGCGGAAAGCCCCATGCGCCGCTGCCCGCGTCCATACGCGTACGCGCCGCCACCGGCCAACGCCGTGCCCATCCCCGTGTACGCCGCTCCGCGTTCACGCCTGCCAGAGTCGTTGGGGCTGCCGAACCTAGGCTGCTGAGTAGTCATCACGCCTCCCGCGCATCCGCGTACCGAGCGCTGCCAGTCCTGCACCAGCAGTGAGCAGCGCTCCACCCGACATGCCCATGCGAAGCTGGTGGGAGCGCATGTTGCGGATGATGTGCTTGTTTGCTCGAAGGTTGTTCACGTCCCTCACTGCGTCCGCGCGGGCGTTCAACGCTGCACGCTCGAACGAGCCCCTCTTCGGGTTGAGCCTGCTGGCGGAGGCGGCGCGGGCCTTCGTCTCTGTCGCCTTCTGCTTCGAATCGTTCAAGCGCCTCTGGTGGTAGACCACCGCGTCCCTCGACCGTCTCGGCAGTTGCACGGCGTTGTTCACGCCCAGAGCGCCAAATCCGCCGACAAGCGCACCGCCAGCGATCACCCCCTCGGGGGCTCGCGACTTCGGAGGGTAGCCGAACTCGTCCTTTCGGACCTCGGCAGCGAGGTGGGAGAGCGCGGTCACGTGTACCTCCATGGGGCTGATACGCCCAGCCTAACGCCTCACAATGCAGAGCGTTGCGTCACAACGCATAACAATTTCATAACCCGAAGCGTCTTGGTTCCTCGTGAAACATTAACGGAGTTGCCACGACCCACCGACAAGCGCGAGTGAGCGTGAGCACACCGGTCCGTTGTTCCACTCAGCCCACGACATCGACCAGCCGCCAGACAGGCCCGTGTCCCACGCGAACGGATCATCGACGACCGCTCCGCACCCGCCACCCGGAACCGGTACCTGCTGGAGGTGCTGCGGCGGCGCTGGCGCGACGACCGCATCGGCTGCCGCAGGAGCAGGAGCAGGAGCAGGAGCGCTTACGGCAAACCCGACCGAGTATGTGACCCCGGGGATCGCAGGGTTAACGACCTGGAGTGCGTACGTAGCGGGACCAGCCATAGTGATGACCCTTGGTCCTACCCATAGGTATGTGAATGCAGGGAAATCAGACGACGCAGTGAAATACGAGGAATACGAAGTGATCTTGCAGCCAGGGAAATCCACCGTGAAGGTGTCGCCCACGGCAGCGGTGATAACCAGATCAGCAGGGCTGGCAGTGCAGCCAAAGCCGAAAGTGCCCAGATCAACCGAATGCGCAGGCGTGCTCACGCCTACCCCGAGCATCACGGCAGCAGCGCACAGGAGAGAAGCCGCTACCCGCCTCACGGTTGCTGCCCGATCGGCCAGTGCGAACTCAGCGCCCACAGTGCGACATACGACGCGACCAGCAAGGACGTAAGCCCCACGATGACAGCCCGAACTGCTACCGGCTCCCTCATGACTGCCCGCCCAACCAGCGCGCGGTCAGCAACCCCAGCGCGAACGGCACCAACACCAGCGCCACCGCCCCCGCCGCTGCCCCGGCGGAACGAGCCGCGACCATCGCCCTCATGACGCCGCCTTCGGCATGTAGCCGTACGGCGTCCAAAATGACCAGCCCAGCATCCGCATGTTCCAATGCGGGGCGAACACGCTGATCGGGGCCTTGTCCACCATTCCGTGCCGGTAGATGTCATTCGACACGCACATGCCGTCGCCGAGAGAGAACACCACATGCCCTGGACGCTCAGCGCCCGCATGGTTCCGTTCGAAGTACACCGCCGCGCCAAGCGGCGCGTCGCCCACGTAGCTCCTGCGGATCGCAGGGATCTTCAACCACGCGTCATACGCCGTCGGGGACCACGCAGGCACACCGTGGCAATGCCTCACGAACGACTGGCACAAACCCGCCCACGACTGGCTAGGGGCATGAATCTGGCCGAGGGCGTACACCCTCGCCTGCGTCACATCATGCGTTGGCGTCGACATCAGGCACCTCCACAATCGGATCGATCTCCTGCACGCCATGGACCCGATACGCCAGCAGCGATCTGGTCTCGTCGTAGGAGGGCGCGATCACCTGCGTCTCCTGCGTGTTCACGCGCATCGTCTTGTCCAGGCTGTCCTCAACGACCTTCGAGTACTTCCCAGGCACGAACGAACCGGAACGGGTTGCCCTCGCCACACCCCAAATTGCCAGCGTGGCCGCCAGCGACCCGAGGCTCGTTTGAACGAGGAGCTGTCCTTCCTGATCCCACGTGACCGTCTTGTCGTACGTCCACCACAGCGTCGACCAGGCGATCATGTTCATCGCCAGCCACAGCGCGAAGTAGTCCAGAAACCTGTTCATCGTCATCACGCCGGGGTGATGAAGAACGTCGAGATCGTCGTGCCGAAATCGTTCTTGGCGACATACCGGGCTTCACGGGCCGTGCCCTTCGACACAGGATTCGGGTAATTCACGATCAGTGGAGTGGCGTAATACCGGCCCGTCTCCGTGTTGGACGACACCCACGAATCGAAACCATCCATCTTCACTTCCGCGTGGCTCTCGAAGAACCCGCGATCAGGCATCTGCTCCTTGATCGCCCCATTCGCAGGAACTGAGTACGACTGGAACTGATTCACCGTCGACTTGTACCCGTACGGCTGATCAGGAGTCGCCATCGTCGGCTTCCCCATTGCGTAGAACGCGCTCGACACACGCTGCGACACCCGGCCCTGCTTATCGGTGACCGTCACCCGAGCCAAGAACTTCGTCCACGCTGGGAACTGGTACTGCGTGCTCACAAACTGGGATACGCCAGGGGCGGCACTCCCGGACCACACAGGAGTCTGGTCAGGAAGGAACACCTCCAAGAACTGGGACACCACACCGAGCTGGTCAATCGTCCAGTCCAGTTGCAGCACATCCGGAAGCGGCTTGCCGTCGGGCCCAACGCCAGTGCCTCCGCCGAAATGAGCGAACGGCCTCGGGGCAGGCGGGTTCGCGTCGATCTTCGTCAAGCCATTGATGAGCCACGAGTCTTCATCGACCTTGATCGCACGAATCGACTGACCGGACGCGCCCGCCACGTTCCCCAACGGTGCGATGATCCGTGCGTTCGCCGTCGGATAGAACCGGGCAACCGTCTGGTCGTCAACGACATCCTCGTCAGTGATCTCAACCCACGTGCCGACCGGCATCGCCGACTCAGCAGAAGACGGCAGCCACACCGTAAGCGGCTTCTCGTGGGCCACGAACAACGTCGCGAGGTCATCAGACTTCACTGTGTAGTCGCCGGACTTCACCACAACAGTGATGAGGCTCGAACCGCCACCGCCGGGACCGGGAGGGCCAACCGGGCCGGTATCGCCCTTCACGCCCTGAATGCCCTGATCGCCCTGCGAACCAATCGGCCCCTGCGGACCAAGAGGACCGGTAGGCCCGGCAGGACCCTCGACAACGCCAGAATCCTGCCACTGGGTGTCAGTGAGATCCCATGTGAACAAATGCCCCGGCGAACCGACGAGGTAGCAGTCGCCAGCCACACCCACCGGCCGGGCAGCCTTCAACTGTGCCAGCGTGTCGTAGAAGCCCTTGATCTCGAAGCTCTTCCCATCCTTGCCTGCAACGCCCGCTGGACCAACGGAGCCTTGGGGCCCAGTCGGGCCCTGCTGCCCATCACGACCTGGAGTGCCAGGCGTACCCGGCGTGCCATCCTTACCGGCAGGGCCACCAGGGCCGACCGGACCAACGGGACCATCAGGGCCCGGCTTGCCGGAACCGACCTGCGACGGCTGGAACACCATCCACATGTTCGGTGCATAGTTGTAGGCCGTCGTGTATCCGCCCTGCGTACAGGTCAAGCCTTGAGCAGCAACGAACGACTGACTGGGGTCAAACACCCACGTCACCGAACCGCCGACCGCGAACACGTAATACGTCGTCCCGCTGCTGCCCCGCCAGTCAACGGTCCCGTTCGGAACCGTGATCACCGTTTCAGCGGTGGCCTGCATGTACTTGTTGTTGTCATAGTTGGCCAGCGTGTACGCGCCGGAGATGTCCTGCAAGACTCGCTCGGCCCCGACAATCGTTTCAAGGTTGTGCATGGCAGATTCCTCCAGAGGGCCCGTGGGCGTCGTGAACAAGCGACAGGGGGATTGGTCTCCGGTGAACAGCCTAATGCCTCAGGATGCCTAACAATGCGCATATTGATGCATCAAAAGATGCGGCGCAGCCAACGTCCCGTCGCGCTCCACGCGTCCTGCGCCCACTCCACAACAGCAGCCCACGCGTCGTCGATGAACGACAGGTCGTCATCGAATTCTGCGAGAGTTGGGCCATACCGTTGAATGTCATCCCACTGCTGGGTGCCAGTGAAGATCCACGGCCCCTTCAAGTCAGGGCGGTTCCACGCATACCAGACGATCACCGACACGCCAGCGGTCTTCGCCCCGTCATACGCGGCCTTCGTCCACGCCGCGATCGCCGCATCGCCCGGGTCATCCCCGAGGAGGTTGAACATCGTCTCCGTCACCCACGGCACACGAGGCTTCGGTGCGCCCATCTCCACCAGTTTCGCCCGTACATCATTCAAATACGGTGTCCACTGATCACCCTCACCCGTCTTCGGGTAGATGTGGCACGTCATGTAATCGACGTTCCAGCCCTTCGTCTGCATGGATGTCAGGTACGTCGTTGCCTTCTTCATCCCACCGGACGTCGGCCTAGGCAGGATCGGTGCGCCAAGCACCAGGCAATCCGGGTCCCACAGTTTCGCGTTCGTGTAGAACCGCTTCGTCATCTGCGCGAGAATGTCCGTGTTCGCAGGCGTGTACGGGTCAAGGAACTCGATGAGCTGCGGCTCATTCCACATCTCGTACGCGCTAATCCATCCCTTGTACCGGGTGACAAGGGCGTAGCAGAACGCGTTGAACTCATTCTGATCCGCTGGCAGGCCATTTGATCCCTTGCCCAGCCATGGGGCGTACGTTGTCGAGTTCGGGTTCGACGAGTTCCATTGCGGTGCGCCACCGATCGTGTAGATAATGCGCATGCCCTGACCGATCATGCGATCCACGACGGCATCAAGTTTCGTCCAGTCGTACACGCCCTTCGCGGTGTTGATCGCACCCCAATGGCAGCCGATATCCCAGATACGCGACCAGGTGACGTTGTACGGCCACTGGCCTTCAAGGCTTGTGATGCCCATGCCGATGCTCATGTGGGGCTCCTTTGAGGCTAGATGCAGCAGAAGGCTGCTCTCCACCTACACTAACGCCTCATAATGCCCCACGCACCACACTATGAGGCATCAGATTCAGGGCGTGTCGTCAGGGAACCGCTCCGCGAAGATTCGCTCACGCTCCGCATTGAATGATCCGACATCCTCATTCGGGATAGGGCTGTCGCTCATACCCCACAAGCCCTTCGGGCACGCGGCGCGGGCCAGTTTCGACTTCAATTTCATCACGCAACCGCACTCAACGCAGACGCCCTTCTTCAAACTTGGGCATCCCTTGCACACGGCAAGACGCTCTGCCTGCTCCTCCGCGGACACCCGCATCTCCAATGGATTCAGCAGATTCCACGGCCGCACGGGCTTGGCTTTCAACTTCCCCGTCAATGGCAGTACCGAAATCGTGCCGACATCATGATTGCTCACGGCCCCGTCCTTGAGCAGAAAATCCGCCACGTACCCGATGTCGCCAATCGGCCAGTCGGATGTGTCGTCCTTACGAAGGAGCGCCGTGACCTTCATCGACGGAAGTTCCCTCTGAATGACGACATCGCGCATCAGCCTCAATACCCGCACTGACCCATCAGGAAACGCGAGCGTCAACGAAGACTTCACTGTATCGAGGGTGATGTTCCCGTCCGGGAGATCCTCGACACCCGGAAGTTCCCAGACGATGTCGATCGCATTGCCCTGCTCAACCTCGTACTCCATCACAGCACCCGGTACCATTCCCCGGGCGGAGGGCTCGGGGGTGAACCGAACGTCGCACCGGAATTAGAGGAAGCAGTCCAACCGGCACCACCACCGCCGATCGAGTAATAGCCGGGCACGTCATACCCGGCATGACACACCCAGCCAGCGCATGACCCCTCGCTCTGGTGCCAAGTCCCACACGGGCAGTACCCTGAATTGCCATCGCATTCGTCATACGTCTGATTCGTGCACTGGTAGTAGCCACCTGTGTACGGGTACGTGTACGGCGTGCATTGCGCCGTCGTGTTCGCAGGCAACCCGGCACCACGTCGAACAGACACAGTGAACTGCTGCTGCGTGTCGTACACCGTCATCTTGTTGCCGCTCAAGATCGGCACAGGCCCATCGTCGACAGTCACGCTGTACGTGAGCTGCGCGTCAAAGTTCGTGATCGTCCATTTACCGACGGTGTCAGGATCATGGGACAGCACAGGCCCCACCGGAGGAACAGCAGGCCCAGGGGTGACAACCGCGATGTTCGACGCAGCAGAGAACGACGATCCAACCACAGCGAACACCCTGAACTGGTACGGCTTCTCCAGCAGTTCAGTTACCGTGTAGGAGAAGAGCGTCTTCGGGATGTCGGGGACCAACGACCACACCGTGTCGCCTGACGCACGCCATTCAAGATCCCATTCCGTCACGCCAGGCACGTCATTCCAGTTCAAGGTGACCGAACCGGCACCGGAAGCACCCGTGAGCGCCGTAGCCGTGACTGCCGGGTACGTGTGGGACAGCGAGTTCGATGACTCGCCACGCCCGGCCGAGTTCACCGCCCACACCTCGATCGTGACATCCGTGCCACCAGTGACCCGGTCGATCTCCATGATGACCGGCGACCCTTCGGTTGTCGGTTGCAGGATCCGATACCTGATGTCAGGCGGGTTCGCCAGCACCCCGTAACCGATCGTTACGCCAGCCGTGCCGTCGTTCACCGGCACCCACGTCACCTCGGTGAAGTCCTCGTTGAACGCGATGATCGGAGCCGATGGGGTTCCCGTGCCGCCCCCGCCACCACCAGAGCCGGAAGACAGGCACCACCAGTTCCCTGCGTGCCACATCACCTCAAGCGTCGAATACTGGCCGCCGGTCTTCTGTGAGCCGATGACGTTTAAGCCGGTGACCGTCACCTTGCCCTTGCCCGCCTGGACGATTGTCACCCGAGCGCCGTCAGGCAACGTCGTGCCGTCCGCAGGCATCGCAACGGCCATGTCCGTTGCCGAGGAGCACATGAAGCGTGACTGAGCCAGAACGTCTTGGATCACGACCGTGAATGACGCCGTCTTGTCAACCAGTGTGTACGCGTCTGCCGGGTTCAACGGCTGGCCGTTCACGTACAACGACCCTGCAATGTTGTAGACGCCGATCATCGTGTCGCCGCCATTGGCGACCGCCGTGTTCGCGAACCGCTTGAACAACTGGTTCAAGTCCGCGACATCGTCATACGACGGCACGTCGAACGTGCCCGTGCGGTCCGGTGGCTTGTACGGCTCGCCCAGCAGCGTGCCACTGGTCGCTGCCTGCTCCGCACTCATCTTCTGGTTCACTGACAGACTCCTTGGATCAGAATGCTCCGAGTCTATGCCCCAAAATGCGCCAATGCAGGCATCGCTGCCTACGTAACCAAGTACGGGTTGAAATCCCCCTCAACCATCCGCACGTCACCCATCACTGCGATCACCGTCTCCTGTGGCCCGTACTCCAGGTCACGCTGCGACCGGGACACGTACGCCGTCTTCTTCACGCCCTCACCGGCAGCCGCAGGGGCCTGCTTCGTTGCCGCGTTGTGCATGATCGAGAACGCCGCCACGAAATCCGACAAGTGGCTGTTCCACTTCCCCGGCGCGTACACCTCATCCACTGTCGTGCCCTTGTGCGCGTCGAATGCCGGGGTGTTCGCCGGAAGCCGGTACACGCCCTTCTCCACCGCGTTGATGTAGTCCACGAGCAGTTCCGTCCGGCCCCTGCCCACCATCAGCACCTTGTGGGCCCGCTCATCGATGTAGTCGTTGATGACGTTGCCGATACCCGTGCCGTCATGGGCGGCGACCGCCTGATACTTCATGAGGGCGTCGTTGAACATTGCCGCCATCTCCGGGTACGGCTTCCTGTTCACTGCCCGCAGGTACACGATCCTCCACGGCTTCTCGTCCACCCTGGCCACGACGATGACCGTCTTGTCCTTCTCCTTCGCCCAGTCAGCGCCGATCGCATACCAGCCGGTTGCCTGCGGCTCCTCGAACACCCATTCGTCGTCATCGGAACTATGGCGTTCGCTGACAGTGTCCATCTGCGTGAAGGCCTTGTTCAACAAGACCAGGTCGAATGCCCTCGATCCTCCTGCTGGCTCGCCCAGTTCGTATTCGACGCGGAACAGCTCGGCGGGGACGGAGGCACGCTTACGCTCGATGAAGGCCGGGTCCATCCACCCAGTCGGGTTCGACTCCGTCCTCAAAACTTCTTGAAAACACCACGTTCGGACTGGCAGCCCCTTGTCCCGGCACATGCCGAGCACCCGTGAGAAGTTCCCGACCGGGTTCTGCCACGTGCTGGAGGCAACGACCATCTCCGGGATGACGATGCCGCGTACGTTCGGCTTCGCCATCGCCTGCCCCATGGCGGCGTCGTACACCTTCTCGTCCATCTCATCGATCTCGTCCAGGAACGTATTCGAAGGGTGGGGTCCTCGGACGGTCTTCTGCGATGCGGGAAGTGGCCTGATCCAGTTGCCGCCATTGAACGTGATCTCCGTCTGGATCTGGCGTGCGACCGCCCATGTGGGTGCGCCTGGGGTGAGGAGCATGTTCTCGATGTGCTCTTGGACGTTCGCGGCCTGAGCCATTGATCCGCCGAGGAGGACGGTGTTCGTCTCCTGCACCATGCTCTTGGTGACGGCGAGGAGCGCGAGCATGTAACTTTTGCCAGTTCCGCGTGACCCGTACCAGAGGCAGAAGTTGTTCTCATTGCCGAAGTAGCCTTCCGAGAAGGCGTCGAATGGGGCGACGTGATCCGGGCACACTTTCACCCGAGGGATCTCCACGTTCCATAGTGCTTTGACCAGCCACCAGAGTTCTTCAGGGTTCGCTGGGGGCCGGGACAGTTGCAGCTTGGGGTAGATGCGGTTGCCGTCGTCGTCGAGGCTGAGTGTGGTCCTCGTGAGTTCCGCGGTCATATTGCCACCTTGTGTCGCACAAACCAGCAGTGCGTCGAATGCTGCTCTAGCGACTGGACCACTTTGACATGCTCATCAGGCGTGAATGGCCACATCCGTTGCCGGGGATTGAACTTGCAGTGAGCGCACGCGTACATGATGTGGATGCCATTTGTGCGCAGCACCCAGCAATGCTTTGGACGTTTCTCATTTGGGTCGAAGCTCATGTCGTCTTCTTGTCAGTCCATACAGTGAACAGGTGGCAGTTCGGGCATTTGACTTGCCGCATTCCTTGCTTGTGGAGCTGTGTGGCGATGAGGTGCGCGACGAGGTACGGCTTGCCCAAGACGGGGTTCTGCGCCTGGCAGTCGCACGGCTTCATGCCCACACCCATGATCCAGCGGTGTCTTTGGCCTTGGATTTGCGTACGAGTGCCGTGGTCTTCCCGTCCTGTCTGCGTGCCCACCACTGTCCTTGGGCTGGTGCCTCGCACCACAGCATGAGGCGTTCACCGTCGATGGTGATGACTGAGCCGATGACAGCCATCAGCAGGCCTTGCCCAGGTAGGCGTGTTCTGCCATGCCGGCGCTGGTGATAACCCGAACGAGTTGTGCTCTTCCTGATGCGGCTGTGCGGACCTTGTCTTTGCCGTCTGATGTCTTGGCGCGTTCGATGAGCTGCTCGTATTCGAGGTCTGACACGCGCTTCCAGGGGCCTGCTCCTGCACCGTATCCGGCGAGGGTGGATGCTTCCTCGCTGGTGAGTCCTGCGGCGCTGCATGCGAATACGGCGAGGAGTGCTGCGCGCATGCTGGTGGTGTCGAGGGCGTGCGCTGCCTGCCGGGAGGTGACTGGGTCGCTGATGCGGTGAAGGGTGTGGGCCTGTCTGGTTGTCACGGGCTGGTCTTCCCTTTCTTCTTCTTGACGGTTGCCGGGAATGCAAAAGCAGCCCGCTGCCCTGATTCGAGGGTGAGTTCGAGTCGGGCGTTGCGGGCTGTGAGGTTGATGTTTTCTGCGACGAGGCTTTTGATGGTGAGCCTGAGGTCGTTGTTTTCCGTGCGCAGCGATGTACTTGTAAGTCTCATGCGCTGCATTCTGGCACACGGTGATTCATTCTTGGTGCCGTTTGGTGTTTCTGGCGTGTGTCAGGGCATGGGCGTGGCGCGCGTGTCTGTGGCTCGTCGCATGCGTGTTGGTGTCGTTCGCCATCACGCATGCGAGTGTTGCTGTTGACGCCGGACGCGCTCTGCGCGGGAGGCGTTGAATGTTGCTGTCTGACGCTTCTGGAGTTGTAGCTGCTTCCCCTTAGACTGCCCGCCTCACCACCAGGGCAGGTGGCGCTTGGCTACTGGAAGGTCTGCCTCTCAGGTTCAAGAGCACACGAGTGCTTCTCCCCTGTGTGATTGCGTCATGGCGAGGAGCAAATTGCCCTGCTACTTCGCCACGTGACGTGTTGAGTCTACACACCTGTGTCAAGCAGCGCAAGCACTTGAATGCCTTTCAATGCTTGTTGTTGCCCCGGTATATGCACGGTAATGCACCATAGCGTTGCATAGTGAAACATCACCCGGTAGAATGCTCATTAGTGGGTAGGGCAATACTGCCCGCTTGCATATGAGTCTTGCCGAACCGATCAAGCCCTCGGAGATCCTCCGGGGGCTTTTCTCATGCCCCGGCAGCATCGCGTGCAGCAAATCAGCAATCAAAATGCATGTCCTTGAGACATTCACAGCAGTTATGAGACAGACTGATCAACCCACCCACTACCACCGAATGCACACTGGCGAACGGAGACCTGCGTGACACTTTCAATCTACGACGACAACGTCTACGACATCAAGGAAGAGCGGGACAAGCACCTCATCCCGGAATCACTCCTCATCTCGGCACTCATCGACTGCGGCCAGTACTCGCCGGAGACATACAAAGTCCTCGACCACCACATCATGACCACCAGGCAGATCCACAACTTCTGCCTCGACCACCAGGCACGCGCAGGCAGGGCACCTGACCTCGGGCTGGTACGCCGCAAGTACCCGGCATTCGCCTACATGGTCAACCAGGACCCGTACTGGGCAGCAGCGAACCTCATCAGGGCATGGAACTTCCGCGGAACCCGTAGGGAGGTCAGCGACTACCTCACTGAAGTCGGTGATCCGGATGCCGACACCTACGAGGCCTACCAGCGGCTCATGCAAGGCCTTGGCAGGTACGTGATCGGCACTTCGAAGTCCAGTTCCATCACCGACTACGACATCCTCGACGTGGATGCACGCCTCTCCCGGGTACCAGTGGATCTCGGTGGTGATGGCCGCCTCACCCGCCTCACTGGAGGCATCGCCCCCGGCAACCTCTGGTATATCGCGGCACGCCTCGGAGTGGGGAAGAGCTGGAAGCTCCTCACTATCGCCGTCGCAGCAGCGGAGGCCGGCTGGAACGTGAAGTTCTACAGCCTGGAGATGAGCACGAGGGAAGTCGTCGATCGGCTCCACATGATTGCCCTGCGCGATGCCTACCACGGAGTGTGGGAGGACCTCGGCAAGTCGGAGCGCGCTGAGCTCATGGACGAATGGGCTGGGAGGTGCGGTCGCGTTGACATAGCCGACCCCACAGGTGGACCCGTTGATGCGTCTGTCATCGCGGCCAACCACGAGGACGGCTCGATCGCAATCGTTGACTACATAGGCCTCATGCGCTCGGCCACCGGCCAGCGCGCAGTCGAGGACTGGCGGGCTGCGGCGATGATCTCCAACCAGCTCAAGGAAGTCGCCCTGGAGCATTCCATCCCCATCGTGTCGGCCGCGCAGGTCAACCGCGAAGGGGCAAGGAGCCGGGACGCATCCCCTGAGCATCTCGCCCAGTCAGACGCACTCGGGCAGGACGCAGACGTCCTCGTCACCATCCAGCGGGACAAGAACGTCAGCCGCGTCCACGAGTACTCACTCGTGAAGAACCGCCACGGGACCTCAGGGGCCCGCTGGTACGCCCGGTTCGAGCCGGGGCTGCGCAGGTTCGAGGACATCGGCGCAGATACCGCCCTGTCCCTCATGGAAGCCGACCGCGAGATCGCCGAGGCCCACTGACCCGTGGGGGCGGTGAAAGCCGTGACAGAAGCGGAGCGGCTTGAAGCGAAGGGAAGCGCCGCCGTCCCCACGGAACCAAACGCAACACCACAACAACACCACAACAAGGAGACCAGCAATGAACATCAGCAACAACCACGTCAACGGACTGCTCGAAGAGATGCGCCTCGGCAAGGACGCCGTCACCCTCTGCTACGACGAGGACCGCAGCCACTGCTTCGGCATCATGCTCGACACGGACAAGGTCGTCGCACTCGGAATCGCCATCGCCCGCGTCATCGGCAGCGACGAACTCGTCGACACGCTCGGCCGCGACGCGATCATTGAACCGCAGGGCCCCAACTACATGCTGGTGTTCTGGCCTGGGGTCATGTGCCCCGACTGGGAGACGGTCCTGGAGCCTTACGAGGTGGCTACGTGAGCACCGACACCGATCGGCAGCATGGAGCAGCCATACTTTCGCGCTGGCATATGCACCAAATCACCCACCACCGGAGACTTTGGCCAGAAGCGCCAACTGATGAAGCGCGGGCCTTCGGCGCGACAGTGACGCGCACAGCCATCGGGAAGTTGCATTCTCAGGGGATTCAAGTCCGGTACCAGAGTGTCTATTCGCTGTATGCGGACATGGTCGAAGACGGCGACTTCTCCAAAGCCGAATTGCCAGCCGAACGAGCAACGCTGCTTGTTGCCGCGTGGATCGCAGAACATACGTGAGCACCCACACCCTCGCGGAGGCGCTCGCAACAGGGAGAGGCACGGAACGGCCCTTCAAGTGCCACGTCCACGACGACACCAACGCCTCGGCGTCCGTCAACGTGATTAAGGGCCTGTGGGTGTGTTACGCCTGCTCCGCCCATGGCGCTGTCGACGGCCTTGATCTCATCCCTGAGGCGAAGGAACTCCTCGATGTGATGAGGGGCACCAGCCCGCAGCGGGTCATGACCGAGTCGTGGCTGGACCTGTTCGATGCGCATGAACCCAGCCCCTACTGGGTGTCCCGGTTCGGGCACGACGTCGCATCGGAGTACCGGTGCGGCACCCACCCTGTCAGCGGCCTGCCGACCTACCCGGTCCGTGACACCGCAGGCAGGCCGGTGGGGGTCGTGGTCAGGTCGGACGAGCAGCCGAAGTACCGCTACCCGTTCGGGGTGAGCACCTCCCGGACGCTCTACGGGCATATCAAGCCCAACCCGGTCGTCGTCCTCGTCGAGGGCGCGGCCGACGTCATGGCGCTCGCTCAGGACGGCATTCCGGGCCATTGGACAGTCCTGGGCTGCTTCGGAGCTGGGCTCCACTCCCCACAGGCTCGCATCGTCGAGGATCTCGCACCGTATCTGGTCGTGGCCGCCTTCGATGACGATGATGCAGGACGCTCGGCAATGCAACGTGCCGAGGCATCCATGACCAATATCGCCCCTTGTATGTCATACCCCTGGGGCAGTATCGGAGGCAAGGACCCGGGAGAAGTACCCGCAGGAACGCGGATACGGGGACTGGGCGATGCCATCTCACGCACCACCTATCGCAAGTTCGCATGAAGGAGGAGACCGCAGTGCAGGCAGAACAGATCGAAACGATCGACATCAGCGATCAGGACCTTGACGACATCAAGCGCCTGTCCCGCCTCAAGCGCGACCGCGACTCACTCGACCAGGAGATCGAGTTCCTGACCGAGTGGGCCGCCAAGTCCATCGGCAAGTCCTACGCATACGAGGACGGGGACACCATCGTCACCGTATCCGTCGTACGCGGGGCGTCCACCTCAGTGGACCTCGAAGTTCTCCGCGGGATCAACCCCGACCTCGCGGAGCAGATCACCAAGCAGGTCGTCGACAACACCCGTTTGAAGGAAGCCCAGAACCTTGGCTTCTTCGCAGGCGGTCGCGCCGAGGCCAGTTCGGTGATCACCGCACCCAAGAAGCCGTACGTGAAGTTCACGGCGAAACCGAAGAAGGAGACCGACAGCAATGACTGACATCGCGCATGAGCCCGAGGAGTACGACGAGGAAGCGCTTCCACTGCCCGTCAGTGAGAACGCCCACGCCACGTCATCGCTCGGCATGACGATCATCGTGGACGGGCGCACCGCTTGGCCCAAGTTCGAGTTCGGCGACACCGCCCTGCCTGGCGAGTCGGCAGCCGACCTCCAGGCACGCGTCATCGAGGTCACCCTCGACGGAGCGTTCACCATCGCGGAGAACGCGAAGTACGTCATGCAGCAGGTCAATGCCAAAAAGAGCCAGTAACCACCACACCCACACAGAAAAGAAGGAAAAGACAACTATGGCAAATTACGGATACGTCGACGAGGACCTCATGAACGGCGAGGTCGAATGGATGAAGTCATCAGGGAGCCGCAAGGTCTGCTGGTCGATCCCCTCGGGGCGCAAGATCCGCGTCCGGTTCGTCACCGACCCCGCAACGCTGTCCGCTGACTTCGGATGGTGCTTCTACCGCGAGGTCAACGCGTTCAACGGCCTCATCGGCGGGGCTGAGATGCCCAACGGTCTGAAGGAGTTCCCTGTGGACGACCTCGAGCTCCTCACCGACCCCGAGACGGGGCGGCGCATGCAGACCCGCAAGCCCGACATCCTCCTCAAGCGGGTACGCCCGTCCAAGTGGGACATGGAGGACGGTCGCAACTACGCGTCCGCCCGCGATCGTGTCGTCGGCAACGCCGTGTACGAGAGCGGTGACCTGGAGAAGAACACGCAGTACAACCCGGCTCCGGGCCAGCTCATCCTGCTGAAGATGTCCAAGACGGGCTACGGGGACCTGAGGAAGGCGTTCGCGATCTACAAGAACGCGGACCCGAACTTCACCCCCATCGGTGCTGTCTGGGACCTCGTCATCGAAGGCAAGGGTGCCACTGCACGCCTCATCGTTACTCGTGCGAACGGTGAGCCGCCGGTCGACATGCCTGACCCGATCGACACCGTCGCGTGGGTCAACGACCTGCGTGCCAGTGCCGAGAAGTTCGTTTTCGGGCTGGACTCGGCATCACAGGAGGAGGGCACGACGTCCTTCTACGGCGATGACGACGAGATCGTCGACCAGTTCGAGGCGAACGTCACCGCACAGGGTGTCGGCGTCATCGACTGGACGTCGATCGCTCCGACGGCGCTCAAGCGCAAGCTCGTGGCCGTCGGCGTGAACGTGCCGCAGCGCATCCGCAACGACGAGCTGATCGAGCTCGGGAAGCTGCACCTCACGGCAGAGGACCTCTAGCCGAATGCGAGGGGGCCGGGCTTAGGCCCGGCCCCCTCAGCCGTCTTTACCCATAAGGAGACCAATGGCACACGCACCGTTCTACAGCGCCCACACACACTCAAGGTTCTCGGCCAAGGACGCCCTGCCCTCAGTGCAGGACATCGTCATGAAGGCCCAGCAGTTGCAGTACCCAGCGCTCGGGCTCACCGACCACGGGACGATGGCAGGGTCAGTCCAGTTGTACAAGTCCTGCCGCAAGGCCGGCATCCTCCCCATGCCCGGCATGGAGGCATACGTCGCATTCGACCGGGGAGCGGGTGGCAGGCAACTCAAGACATGGCACATGGGGCTGCTCGCCACTAACGCCAAGGGCTACCGCAACCTCGTCGGCCTCAACAACCACATGAACGAGTCGTTCCGGTACAAGCCGGTCATCGACTTCGCCGACTTCGCCCAGTTCTCCGAGGACGGCATGCTCGACGGCATCGCAGCAATGACCGGCTGCTGGTTCGGGGTAATCCCGACGCTGCTGCGCGAAGGCAGCCCGCGCAGCGTGAGGAACGTCATCACGTCGCTGTCCTCATGGTTCGGGTCCGGGGTGTACGTGGAGATCCAGCGCCACAACGTGCCCGACAACGAGGAGGAACTCAACTCCGGGTTCCTCCACGCCATCGCCCAGTCGTGCGGCGTGCCCGTCATCATCACTCAGGACAGCCACTACGTCGCCTACGAGGACCGCAAGGACCACGAGACGCTCAAGACCCTCATGTCCTGGTCGGATGACGTGGACGACGCCGTATTCCCCGGCGACGGGTACCACATGGTCGACTCGGAGTGGATGGCCGGACACCACACTCCGGAGGTGTACGCCGCTGGCATGGAGGGGCTGACGGACCTGCTGTCGAAGGCAAAGGTGTCGATCCCCGAACTGGACGACTTCACCCTCAAAGTCCCCGACACGTCGAAGTCCGGAAACCCAGACGACGAACTCATCATCCGGTCAGCCAGGGCGTTGAGCGACGCGATCGGGAAGAAGTTTGTGAGCGCGAAGCGCAGGAAAGAGTACGAGGACCGTCTCGAAGAGGAACTTGATGTCGTCATTGAGGCCGGATTCTCCGGATACCTGCTGTTCACGGCGCTCATCACCGAGCGAATGAGGGAACGGGGCATTATTCACGCCGTTCGCGGGTCCGCGTCGGGTTCACTGCTGTGCTGGCTTATCGGCATCACCGAGTTCGATCCGATCGCGTGGAGCCTGCGCTTCGACCGGTTCCTGTCACGGGACCGTACGAAGCCGCCAGACATCGACATCGACATCGAGCATCTGCGCCGAGACGAGGTCATCGCCTGGCTGTCCGACTCGTACACGACCGCCCGCATCTCCACGTGGACGAAACTGAGCGTGAACGACGACAGCGACGAGCAGAAGGGGTCGCTCATCGTCCGGTGGAAGACACGCGCCCGCAAGACTGGGGCCGCCTACGACGAGCCAATCCCGCCTGCTGAATGGGACACGCTCACCAGCCTGTCAAGGCACGCCCCGTACTCCGGGTACGGGGTGCATGCCGCAGGTCTGGTCGTCGCCCCTGATGAGGCGTCGATGAGCGCGATACCGATGCAGTGGGTCGCTTCGTCCAAGACGTGGGTGACCGCCTTCGACAAGGACGACGTGGAGGCGATGGGGATGCTGAAAGTGGACCTCCTCGGGCTGAAGACGATGACGGCGCTGAAGGCGATGCACACCTACACGGGCATCGACCGGCAGGACATTCCCCTGAAGGACAGGAGGACGTTCGCAGCCATGTCCAAAGGCGATGTCATCGGCTGCTTCCAGCTCGAAGGAGGCGCGACACGCTCAGGCGTCAGGCGGCTCAAGCCGACGAAGATCGGTGATGTCATCGCAGCGATGGCGCTGTTCAGGCCGGCCACCATGGACTCGGGAGCCACCGAGGACTACATCCGGCGCAGGAACGGCGACGCAGAGGTACCTAAGCGGCATCCGATCATCTCGGAGGAGACATCCGAGACGTACGGGATCCTGCTGTACCAGGAGCAGGCGATCAGCGTGCTGAGAAGGTTCGGCCTGCCGATCGAGGACATCGAACGGGCACGCAAGGCGATCAAGGCCTCCAACGGCGACATCGGCGGTGCCCGTGACGTCATGCGGGACATCATCGGCAAGGTCAAGGAGAACTCCAAAGCGTTGCCGATCCCGTTGTCGCAGGACGACTTGCTGTGGCTTGAGCGTGCGTTGGACGCGTACTCCTCGTACGGATTCAACCGGGCACATGCCACGGCGTACGGGACGCTCGCCTATGTCACTGCCTGGTACAAGGTCCACCATCCGGTGGCGTTCTGGGCGGCGATGCTCGACGCGTACACGGGCGCGCCGCAGGAGGCGAAGTATCTCGCTGCTGCCCGCGAGGCGGGGATCAGCATCAGGCCCCCGAACGTCAACCGGTCCCTCATGGGCTATTCGGCTGACATCCGCAACAAGTCGATCCGCAAGGGGCTGCTGTCAGTGAAGGGTGTCGGCGAGAAGGCCGCCTCCAAACTCATCGACAGCGCACCATACGAGTCGCTCACACAACTGGCCGATAAGGCGTCCGTTTCAGGCACGAAAGGTCTCAAGTCAGGTCACACGCCATCCGCGTGCGGCGGCGTCATTGCAGCCCTCGGCGAAGCCGGGGCATTAGAAGGGATACCAGCATGAAGAACACCAAGGGCAACCGCGCCTACGCAGCAAAGAGGGCCATGCTCAACCTTGCCGAAGAAGGGAATGACCACGAGTCCCGTGAGGGACTGTTCTTCTACGCAGGCGTGCTTGAGGGACTGGATTCCGTGGCGGGGTTCCTGTCATCACAGAAGATCGACGCCGAGATAGAGGACGCCAAGAACAGCGTCCACGGGTTCGCCACCGAGTATGCATTGGAGATGGCCAAATGAGCCTCGCAGAACTCGCAACAAAGCAGGCAGTCGGACTGCCCGTCACCGCATGGGTGGAGTCGTGGCGCACGGGGAAGGGAAGGATCACTGCGGAGGCGATCGCCACCGTCACCGACGTGATGAAGACCGACTTCGGGTCCGACAGGCGCTCGGATGGGAGCGGAAGGTTCCGTCCGTCGATGATCGGCAACCCCTGCCAGCGCGCTCAGGTCCTGTCCTATCTTGGGTTCCCGCAGCGCGCATCCGTCGAGGTGTACACGCAGATGGCGGACGCCGGGTCTTGGCTGCACTACAAGTGGCAGGCGGAGGGACTGAGCGCAGGCTGGCTGACCGGGGTCGAGGTGCAGATAGAGATCCAGGAGTGGGGACTGCGCGGATCAGTGGACGGAATCATGTCCGACGGCTCCATCTTCGAGGCGAAGACCCTCGGCAACGACAAGTACTACGGCCGCCGGGGGACAAAGCCCGTGTCCGAATGGGACGAACCGGTATTGGAGCACGTGCGGCAGGTCGATGCCTATATGTACGCCACAGGGGCTCACGCTGCATCACTCGTGTACATCAACCGTGATTCGGGGGCATTTCGCGAGTTCAGGGTGCTGCGCGACACGAACCGCATGGCCTCGCTCAGTCATTTCATTCAGGAGATGATCGCATTGATCAATTCCCAGAAGATCCCCGACATCCTGCCCGGATGCCTGCGGGTGATGCGGGGCGATGTCATTGATGACTGCACCAAGGCTGAAGTGAAGGAATGGTCCAAGCAGCACGACTGGTGCAACTACCACGAAGTGTGTGCCGGGGCCTCGTTCCCCGAGGTGCATCAGATTGGCATGCCCACATCGGCGCAGTCATGAAGGGCTTCACGGAGGTGAAGATGCCATGGCACCGCAGAAACAAGACCGGCTTCACGCAAGAAGACCATTTCGTCGACCCGTCGGACAGGTGCGCGACATGCGGTGAGAGAGCAGATGCCGTCGTCATCGGATCCAGAGGCTCACGGCGGTGCTTCTGCGAGTTCTGCATCATCGTCGTCACGAGCGAATGGAGCGTCGATGACGGCCGGTGAGATCGTCCTCGGCGTCGACTACGGCACAGCGAGGATCGCCATCGCAGGCCCGTCGATCATGCATTTCGAGGAAGTCATTTTGCGCCCCGGGGATAACCTCGGGGCGCTTGACGTACTGGCCGAAACGCTATGGAACGCAGTGACGCGCACACACGCCGACGTGGTGGTAGTTGAGTCGCCTATACAGGGCGCGAGCCGTAATGTGCGGGTAGGCATCTCGCTCGGGATGGTCGCAGGAGCGCTCTGCGTCGCAGCCAGGCAGGCCGGTGCGAGCGTCCAGCTCGTGCCTCCCGCCTCATGGAAGAAGATGGTCGTCGGGTATGGCAATGCGAACAAGGAGCAAGTCGCACTCTGGCTACAGTCTGAACACCCAGAGCTTCGTGCGGAAGCCCACTCCCAAGACCTCGTTGATGCCACCTGCCTTGCGCTTAGCGCCACGGAGCCAGTGGACGGCTAGCGCGGCCTGCCTCGGCATGCCTGTCGAGATCTTCTACGGAACCCTCACTGAGCCGATCACCCGCAAGGAGATCGGCATGGCGCGCAAGATATGCGGCCCCTGCCCCGTGCGCACCGACTGCCTCATCGCATCCTTCGAGTCGAAGGAGCCGCACGGGGTATGGGCTGGCATCACGAACCGGGAACGGCACGCGCTCCTGTCGGAGCACAAGTGGAACTGGCAGGAAGCAGCGCAGGCTGCGCTCGCCAAGCAGCCGGAAAGGTTGAGCGCATGACCAAGACAACAGACCTGTCCAGGACAAGGCAGGCCCTCGCGGACGCGGAGGAGCGGGCACGGTTCAATGACCTGTCGCTGCGCGCGTACCGGATGCGCCGCGACGGCGTCGCATGGTGGGACATAGCCGAGGCTCTCGGCGTAAGCGAGCATGTCGCATCAGGTCTCGTGTCCGACAGGATCGCCACCGCGGCGAGCCTCGTCGACATCGGGCAGCGGCGCACCCTGCTCGCCCTCGAACTCGACCGGCTCGACCAGTTGCAGCAGGCCGTGTGGACTGACGCCATTGGCGGCGACACCCGTGCCGTGGACACGTGCCTGAAGATCATCGACAAGCGGGCCAAACTGCTCGGGCTGGAGAACACGGCCGGCCAGACTGTCACGAACAACACCATCGTCGTCCCCGGGAACACCGTGGAGTACGTCGCCGCCCTGCGGGCCGTGCAGGTAGAGATCGTGGAGGGGAAATGAGCGTCACCGCACCTGAGGCACCACCAATCAAGTACCTTCTCGCCTACTACGGAACCGACTCGTGGACTGACCTCGTCCTGAGATGGAATGGGTCCGGCACCGAGTGGAGCCTGTACCGAGTCGGTGAGACGACACCCCTCTACACGGGCACCGAACGACAGTTCGGGTTCATCGGGGAACCAAGCAGCAGGTATGACTTTCGGGTCGAGACGACCGTGGGGGCGACGACGTACGACAAGACGATCATGACGTACACGTCCAGCCTGCCTTCCCCGATCGGGCTGGAGGTGGCATCGATCGGCGATACCGCCGTCACGCTCAAGTGGAACGCGCAGTCCGGTACGTCCGTGTATGAGGTGTGCGACGTCACCGACTCCTACCGGGTCATCCACTCCGGCCCGGATACATCGCTGACCGTGAGTGGGTTGACGCCCAGTGCGCGCTACTCGTACTCGGTCAGGTCGAAACTGGCCGCCGAGACATCCCGCTGGAGCGCGCCTGTCACCTTCTTCACTCTCCCACCCGACTCCATCACCCCCGGGGTGTACTCGTTCAGTCCCATATCGATCTACACCTGGGCGGCCGGGAGGCCCGGTTCGACGGATCCGTACTGGATTCCCGCCCAATCCGACTGGTTCCATGGCGACGGGTACGAGTGGAACGACAACAACGGCGTGCAGACGACGTACTTCTTCTACGGCTCCCCCAACCCGTTCGGGATGCTGAGGGGCGCGGTTGTGTCGAAGTGCGAGGTGTTCATCGACCGGTACTCCGCTGGCGGCGACCCCGGTCCTGTCCTGTCGCGGCTGGCATTGCACACCTACCAGGGCAAGCCAGACGGGGAGCCGTTCCCCACGAACAGCCAAGTCGATGCGGGGACGCTGTCGCGTGGCGAGTCCGCGTGGGTGGAGGTGCCGACCGAGTGGGCGACGCAGCTCATCATCGGGGCGTTCGCCAACGGTGTTGCATGGGGAGGCGTGCCTGAGCGGTACCAGTTGAGCAAGAACATGCCGTATGGGACGTCGCCTCGTATCGGCGACATCCGGGTCACGGTGGCCTGACGTGGACATGAATCGTGGACTCATACAGGCATCCGGGGCGACCGGTGGGCATGTTCACCGGCTTGACGACCTCGCTGACGTGGTCATCGTGGATCCGCAGGCAGGAGACACGCTCGTCCTCGGCGCTGACGGCATTTGGAGAAACTCAAAGACGGACGCGCGATAAAATAGGAACGTAATGTCATAGCCAAGGGCTTGCCCTAAAGCTGCCGTCACCAGCACGACCCGTATTGGGGTAAGCCGAGGCCACCGCCCAGGTGGGCCCGTAACGACGCTGGCGAGTGGGAGTCATCAGTTAGGCGCTGATGTAACAAATGCCCGCATCAATGATGCGGTTGAAAGGCCCTGTCGGACTTCGGTCCGGCGGGGCCTTTCGCATTTCCGGGGTATCACCGTGTTCTGCTGACACATTCTGCACCACTGCTATAGGTTGTTTTGATGCACGGTGATTACAACTGAATATTCAAGGCTCCCGATGAGAGGGAGCCAGACTTCGTGAAAGGACACCCATGATCGAGCAGATGGCGGCGGCACTCATCATCCTCACCCCGAGGGAGACCCCGCAGCAGGCACTGAGAGCAATGCCGAACCTGTACCAGGACTCCGGGCACGACGCCTGGAGCAACGCTCCAAAATGGGTGCGCGAACTCGCTACCTGCATCAGGAAGCACGAAAGCCGCCACGACTACAAGGCGCACAACGCCACCAGTTCCGCAGCCGGTGCCTACCAGTTCCTCGACGGGACGTGGCAGGGCAACGCGAAGTGGACGAAATACCGAGGCGTATACGTCGCCGCCAAGTACAAGGCCGCGAACCACGCACCCGCCCACATCCAAGACCTCGTGTTCATGCACTCCATCGAAGAAGGCGGCGTCTTGAACTGGCGGGGCACGCACTGCGGCTACGGCACGTAACAACTAGAGAAGGAGACCAGTTGAACGCTCAGGAAATAGTCACCCAACTCACCGAACTCACCACCGAGTTGAAAACCACCGTGACTGAACTCGCCGACCTTGACGAACTCGCGGTACGAGCCGAATGGAAGGAACGCCAGGCGTATGCCCAGGCGTTCATGTCCATGAACGGATCCATGGAGATCCGCAAGCAGCAGTCGATCCTCGACACGAGCGGCTTAACCCTCGAACGGGAACTCGCCGACATGAGGGTCCGGGCCGCAAAAGCGCGCATCAAGTACCTCGAAGTGGCGTTCGACGCCATTCGGTCCATTTCTGCTGCCCGTCGCGCGGAGTTCGCATCCGAGGCGACCGGGCAGTACACGTAGGAAGGAGCCCTCGTGGCGATCGACGGCTATTCCATCTTCATCCAATGCCAGACGTGCGGGCGCATGTTCGGGCCTCACAGGTCCGCTGGGGCCGCGCAGACGCAAGCGAAATACCACGAATGCGGCGTGACACCGCGTGAAATCCACCCGTACAAGGAGGTTGTTCGGTACTTCCCCGGCGGGCCACGTGAAGGCACGTAGCAAGAAACGACAGGCCTACTACCGGAATGTCCGCATTCCGCTGGTGAAACGACTGCTGGATGAGAACCCCGTCTGTGCCCGCTGCCATTCGCAGCGGGCCGTGGACGTGCATGAGATCAAGACCCGTGCCAGGGGCGGCAGTTTGGACGACGAGGGGAACCTCGCCTGCCTGTGCCGGCCGTGCCACACGGTCATCACTGACAACCCGAAACGGGCGAGAGAAGAAGGATGGGTGAAGCAATCATGGGAATGAACGAAGAGAAGAAGCCAGTTCGCATGGTGAGTCGCGCGGAGGCAATGGATTTTGCGGAAGCCGTCTGCCGTGCAAGCGGATGGCCCGTGGATGACGATCAAGAGGACTTGAGGAGAGCCAGCGAGGCCTGGGATGCGCAGGAGGAAGCCGAAGAGACCGAAATGGATCCCAACGAAGCACTGAAGGTAGCCAAGCAATCCATGTCAGTCGCGTGCATGACCAATGACGAAGAGGTCAAGGAATCCGCAGTCACCGAGATGATGGACGCATTCCAATCACTTGACGACTGGTTGACGGCAGGAGGATTCCTTCCCACTAAATGGAATGGAGATAAGCAGAGGGCGGCCTCGAAGTCCAAGGTCTTCTTCTCGGAAGCCACCGCGCCGGACTATGAGGCGTCCACGTACGTTGAAGTCAAGTTCTATTTGACCATCACCGAAGCCCAAGAATGGGTTGATTCAGGACCGCCTTGGTGGGCGTCTAAGAACGTCGAGCAGCACCTGCGCAAGGCACAGGCCACCTCATGAGCACCACATATGACTCGTGGAAACTTGCGTCTCCCCCAGAGGCTGACGAGGAAACCCTCAAGGACGCAGTGTGCGATAGGTGCGACTGGGAGGGCGACGTTGTCTGCTACATCGCTGGCAACAACCTCACTTGGGAGTGCCCCGAATGCGAGCACGAGCATCACGAGGACCCCGAGGACCGGTTCGGCCGTGACCCGGACGATCGGTACTGACATGACTGAGCATTTGCCAGAATGCCCCATGCTCAAGCCATGCTGCGATGACGAGCAGTTCCCAGAGCATGGCTTCTGCGGCAATTTCGTGGGTGGTCCTTGCCTGCATTGCATGGCTGAATGCATCTGCGACGCGCTCCGTGCCTGCGCGCAGCGGATAGCAAAAGAGTGGGAGACGTTCGCGCGTGACCAGTTCGAAGCAGGCTACTCCGCCGGAACCAAGGGAGAGTGATGAGGAACTTCATGGTGGACCCCGACAACGCGGAACGCTTGTTGAAGATTCACCCGAAGACCATCGAAGCGATCAAGGCGGAGGCATACGCCGAAGCTTGGAAAGCGGTATCGGCAGTGCTTGCCCACGAAGACCATTGCAGGGAGACGATCAGAAATTACTGCAAATGCTCCAGATTCGAGGCCCTCAACGCCATCGACGAACTAAGCGAGGAGAAGCAATGACCGAGCATCTGCCCGAGTCCCCGGCTTTATATATGTGCGAATCGCCGGACTGCTTTCACAGCAAACTGGTATGCCTGTGTGAATCTCTCACAAAGGCTGAGCACCGTGGCTACTTGATCGGCTACGGCGCTGCGATGGAAGACGGGTGGGGTGAACCGGGCCACATCAAGGCAGCTCTAGACGAGGCCGCGCAGCGGGTAGAGGCTCTGCCGCACGCGCTCGAATGCGTGACCCGCGATCCGAACTACAAGCGTCCGTGCAACTGCCTGCGGGGCGATGCGCTTGACGCTATCAAAGGAGATCAGCCATGACCCACGACCCGCTATGCGAATGGTCAACACCATGCATACACGGCGAGAACCAGAAGCATTCCAGAGACACAGAGAACCCGTCAGTGCCCGACGCTATTTATTGCTGGATGTGCGGTGCTGACTGCGAATGCGCCCTGATTGACCAAGTGCTTGCTGCTGCCGTGCAGCGGGTAGAGGCGTACGAATACATCAGCACCATTGGCGTCACGCTGTCGTCAGTTGTCCCGAAGGCGGCGGTCATCGCCGCTATCAAGGGAGATCAGTCATGACTGAGCATCTGCCGGAATGCGCGGACAAGAGTGTCATGCCGCACAGCCTTGATTGCTTCTGCGACGTGATACGTGCCTGCGAAAAGCGGGTAATCGCTGCTGCGATAGCGGTCTCGGAGAAAGGAAAGCGGGACACCATCGCTGCTGCCGTGCATCGGGTAGAGACGCATCTCATCATGCTTGACGACAATGGTTGGAGGGCAACGCTCAATGGCGAGGGCTACTCAGACTTGGCGGGGTTTGGCCCCGGTGTCATCGCCGCCATCAAGGGAGATCAGGAATGACAGAACCATTATCGGTCCTGCACCCCGCTATCGCTGATGGAGGATGCAAGCACAACCCGGAGAAGATGGTTTACGAATGCCGTGACTGCGAACGCGAATACTTAGCAGCGACCCCGAGGGAGTTCAGGAATGACTGAGCATCTACTGGAGTGCCAGCCAGAAAGCGTCCCTGACCCACCATTCATCTGCATCTGCCCCGAACTCCGTGCTTGCGAGGATCGGGTAGCGAGAGCGTTCCTGCCTCCGGGGATCATCCCGGAGGCAGGCAACGGCATTCTCGCCGAGGGCATGTCCGTCGCCTACAACATCTCCACCGGGCGCTGGACCGCAGGATGGCTCGCCAAGCAACTGCTCCTCATCGACCCGGACAGCCCGATGGGCATGTCGCAAGACGGGAAGTTCCTCATCGCCCTGCGCCCGGAGTAGCGTCCGGCGCATGGCAATGAAAGACGGGATCTCCTCGAAAGGGTCCTTCTACTACGTCACGCTGCGGGAACCGGACCCGGCCACGGGCAAGACCAAGGTCGTGGTGCACTCCGGTTTCCGCAGCGAGGACGAGGCGAAGGCGTTCAGGGACGAGCGGCGTGTCGCACTGCGCAGGGGGCACGCCGTCCGCAAGGACAAGATCACCGTCAGCGAGTACCTCGACAGGTGGCTCCCCTCGCATGCGCTCACCAAGCCGCTCAAGCCCTCCACCGAATACTCCTACGAACGGCAGATCGAGCTGTACGTCAAGCCGCATATCGGCGGGATGAAGATGCAGGCCGTCACGAGCATGACCGTCTCCGACCTGTACTCCACGCTGTGCGAGACCCAGTCGCGCAGGACCGTGGAGTACACGGGGACGCTCCTGAAGATGGCGTTCAAGCACGCCGTCGTCGTCTACCGGCTCATCGAGACAAACCCGGCCGAGCATGTTCCCATCCCCCGCCCCAAGCGTGTCGCGAAGCGCACGTGGGGCGAGGAGGAGATGCACAAGGTCAACGCGGTGCTCGTCAAGCATCCAGCCGGGGCGCTGTACCTGCTGTTCGCGGCGACCGGATGCCGCAGGGGCGAGGCTCTGGGGCTGCGGTGGAAGGACATCGACTACAAGGGCAAGACCGTGACGTTCATCGAGAACCGGACCGTCGTCGGCGGGAAGATCATCACCGGGACGCTCAAGGAGGGGAAGGGCAAGCAGGTTGCCGTCGACGACGCGACGCTCCATGTGCTCTCCGTCCACTACAAGCGCCACCTGGAGAAGAAGATGGCATCCCGGCGGTGGGTCGACTCCGGGCTGGTGTTCACGAACCCGAACGGAGGCGGGCTGGACCCGACGAAGATCTACGTCACCTGGCATGCGATCTGCGCGGAGGCGGGCGTCGAGTACCTCAAGCCGCACGGGCTGCGCCACACGCATGCGACGTGGCTGCTGGAGGAGGGCGTCTCACCGCATGTGGTCGCGGAGCGGCTCGGGCATGCGAGCCCGGTCGTGACGATGAACACGTACGCGCAGGTGACGAGGAAGCAGTCCAGGCAGGCCGCGGACGTGTTCGCGGCGAAGCTGCTGAGCGACGGCGGATAACACCCCTGTTAGATCCTTGTTAGATCGGGACCCTGAGACTATTTTCAGGGAAGCGGCTAAGGAAAGGGTTTTGGCCCTGAAAAGCGTTATGGCCCAACACCTTTCGGTGCTGGGCCATTTGCTCCCCCATCTGGACTCGAACCAGAAACCCTTCGATTAACAGTCCGGTTATAGAACCGCACTGTGTGTCATAGTGTTTCTTTTGCAGCCCCTAAGCCCTCATGAGTGAAGCATTGTGACGCATAGAGTTTCATAGCTTCTCAGGCTACCTGTTAGATCCTTGTTAGATCAGCATTACGTGCGCACCGCATCACTCTGACATTCCCTTGATGGCCGCGTTGAACGTTGCCTGGGCGATCGCGCGTGCGCGCAGCATGTCGGACTGGGTCGTTCCAGCAGGGACTGTCAGCTCGACCGTCTCCTCCTTATTCGCGTTCGGTGTCTCCAGCAGCGCGTTGAGGTACCCAGCGGGCCACTTGAGTTTCAGTTCAAGGACGGCGAGGGTGTTCCTTGACACCTCGGTGCGGCGGCACGCTTCGAGGTTCGTGATCGTTCGGTAGTCAAGGCCTGCCTCGATCCCCATCGCTCGGGCGCTGCGCCATCCGAGTTCGGTGCGTCGGCGCACGAGAGCGTCTGCCAGTCTTCTGGCGGACTCTTCTCCGAGTTCGATATTCCGCTCGCTCATTGTTACCTACCTGTTCTCTCTCGTGCCCCGGATCGAGCTGATACGGGTATTCACACGACACATAATGCACCATGGATCAATTTGGTGCATCTTCGCGGGTGCTTGTGAGGCATTCCCGCCCAGAACGGAGGTATTTACTGAATGAGCATTCAGTGTTTAAATAGAGACTCCATTGTCAGTCACATTCTGTTGCTGAATGTCCTCGAATCACTTGCGTAGCGCATCATGGTGCGGTTTGATACACAGATGACAACAGAAGCCACACTGGAACCATTCATACTGGAACCGCCCACAACAGTCGTCTACACGATCCAGCAGGCGGCCGACCAGCTCGGGACGAGCAAGACCCACGTATACCGGCTCATCAACACCGGGACTCTGCGAAGCGTCGACATCTCCGTTCCTGGCAGCGGCGGCACCAAGACTCGGATCCTCCCCGAGGACCTCTACGCATACGTGAAGTCGTTGGGAGGGGATCCGAATGACGAAAGTCAGTGTTGATCAGCCCAGCGTTGACCAGCGGGGGAAAGCCATGGCGATGATCTCCTCGTGGGTGCTTGAAGAGAAGCAGTTCCCCAATGAGGTATTCGAACGCTCCCCCGCTGCGATCCGGCTCGCTGAGCGCGTAGCAGCCGACAGGCGAGCCAACCTGCGGGACGTCGAAGAACTCCTCGACAAGTACGAGGAATCCGTCATGATCGGCAAGCAGTTGTCGCTCATCGCAGCGGCACTCATCCACTGCTGGTCGGACAGTTGCGGCGTACCGTCACACATTCTCCTCAGTGATCTCGCAATCACCGAGGCGCTCGACCACGTATAGGCGCGGTCGAGCAAGAGAGGCAGACACCCCGGCCATGGGGTGCCTGCCTCGTTCCATTTCCCACAACAGAAAGGCAACACCATTATGGCTCACGAATATGAGAACGGATGGGTGGCGCACACCGCCGCATGGCATGGCCTCGCAGATATCAAGGGCGAGCGTCCGAAGACGTGGGACGAGGCCCGCGCCGGATACCTCGACTGGGAGCCAGTAGCCCAGCCGATCTACGCACGGATCCCGGGAACGTTCCAGTCCTCATACGAGCAGATTGAGGGCTGGAACCAGATCGTGCGCTCCGACACGGGGGACACACTGTCCATCCAGGAGGACTCCTACGCCGTCATCTCCAACACGGAGTTCGGCAATGTCATCGAGTACATCATGGGCCTCGATCTGCCGGGCATGCCCGGATTCGAGTACGAGACTCTCTCGGTGCTGCGCAAGGGCCGGGTCATCGCGGTCAGCCTGTTCATGAAGGAGCCGTTCCAGATCCCCGGCGATCCCAGCACCACGTACGGGTTCTTCAACGCATGGACCCGGCATGACGGCATGGGTGGGATGAAGGGAGGCCCGGGAACGTTCCGGGTCGTCTGCGCGAACACGATGCGGGCGTCGGAGTCCATCATGGACCGCAACGGCTTCGTGTTCAACATCCGGCACACGGCGAACTGGGCCGACCGGATGAACGACGCACGGCGGGCGATCGCGGCGTCGATCGGCGGCATCGAGGCGCAGAAGGAGCTGGCGAAGGACATGATCCGCAAGCAGGTGGATCGTCTCGATGTGGAGATGTTCGTGGAGCGCTGGCTCCCGATGCCTGCCGAGAACGCCCCGGACAAGTCCAGGACGATGGTGAAGGCGAAGCGGGATGCGTTCTGGCTCGCGTACAACTCGGAGACCTGCGAGGGAATCACCGGGACGTTGTACGGGGTGGTGGAGGCTGCTGTTGAGGCGTGCGACCACTACTTCCCTGCGCGCAGCCTTGAGACAAGGACTGCTCGGATCATGCTGGGCGAGCATCCGCACAAGGCGCGTGCGCTCGCCACTGCTCGGCACTGGATGTAGGACTGGCTGGGAGGGGGCGCGTGGCTCCCTCCCAGCCGCAGGAAGGAGACCAGTCCTATCCGGTTCCAAGGGTAGATGCTTTCCGATCCTGTGTCCCTCACCATCGCACTCGAATCACGTTCGCGAAGAGAGGTGCAACCGTGTTGATTTACGACTACGAATTGGTCTCGAAGCTGTACATGGAAGGGGGTGCCAGATTCGGTGGCACTGGCGCTGTTGCAGCGCATTACGGCGTCACGAAAGATAACGCAAAGCAACTCGTTCACCGAGCTCGAATAAGGGGGCTCATCAGTTCTGCCCTCGAAACTCGGGAAGCACACAGTTGTCCCTGCTGCGGTGCAACTAAGTCTCGGTGGAGGAAGAACCCTCGCTAGGCGCAACAAAGCGCGTCAGGGTTGTGCATAGTGACGCATACTGATACAATTTGTAGTGGTTGCTGCACTACATGCTGTGTCCATTCGGAAATGGGTAAACGGCCCTCGTACCTCCAGACAGAGTGGGGTACGGGGGCCGCTCCCGTTTTCGGGCAAAATGCTTGCGCAGCAGCCTGAAAAGCGCGAGAATATGAACTGCTTGGCCCCGATTGAGAGCATCTCGCCCCCGCGAATGATGATTGACCGGGGCCTTGCTGATTTCATAGATAAAGACCAGAAACCACTTGCATTTACTGTCACTTTGCGTCATAATAGTTACACGAGCAACGGAAGAGCACTATCCAAATCCAAGCCCGTTCCCCTCATCGAGTAGCCCGCCAGAGTGCAGGCGAAGAGGAGATGAAGTACCAGCCCTGAGGCATACAGCTTCGGGGCTTTTCCTATTTCTGAAGGAGACCATCCATGTCCGTTGATATCGAACGCCCAAAGATTGTGCTGAGGTCCCCTGGGGACGTCGCCGCCACGATCCCCGCGCTGCTGGGATTCAACCCAAGCGACTCGGTCGTCGCAGTGTTCCTCATGGAAGGCAATGTCACGCTCACGTCCCGCATTGACCTGGACGGCATCCTCATGTTCGCTGAGCATGTCGTGGCGACGGCCGAGCAGATCGGTGCAGACGAGGTCGTCATCGCGCTGTACTGCGAACGGCGCGAAGGCCCGCTTCCCTATGACATGGCCGTTGACGACCTCATCGTCGCGATTGAGGACGAGGGCATACGCGTGAAGGGCTCACTCTTCATCGACGCAGGCCGGTACTGGTCATACGAGTGCATGAATGAGGACTGCTGCTCAACAGATGGCGTCCTCATTCCAGAGGGCCACGAGCTGGAGGCCGAGCGCATCGGCGCTGGACTGCTTTCCACGGCGGAGGACCGGGACGCCATCATCGAGCGGTACCGCCCCCTCCCGGATCTCGCTGCATCCCCTGAGCGGCTTGCGGAAGCGGCACCGCTCCTCCACGAGGATCTCATTGAGCGGTGTCATCAGTGCTGGGATGTAGTTCAGTTGCTTGACGGCCGCCGGGATTACCGAATGTCGTTCATCCCAATCCTCACCGTCATGCTTCAGATCGGGATGAGCGACATTAGCGTTCGGGACTTCGTCATCGCGAGCATCGCAGGCAGCGAAGGCAACATCGATGCTTTGACTGATGTCGTCGTGCAGGCCGCCCTCACAGCGCCAGTGGATTTGCGTCCCCGGATCGCTGGTGCAGCTGCGGCATTGCTTGCCGCGAGCATGGGCAACTCGCTCGCCGTGAACTGCATGCTCGACCTCGCTGGGGATGAGTCCCTCGCGGATCTCGTGCGAATCAGTCAGGGCATCCCCACGCCGCCGAAGCAGGTGCGGGAACTGCTCATCTCGTCAATGCCGATGGTGATGGCGCAGATAAGCAGGTCCAAAGCGGAGGAAGTCATCTCCAAGTAGCGCCTCGCCCCAAGTTGCCCCATCACCTGACGGTGGTGGGGCTTCTTGCCGTTAGGAACGCCTAGCAGCAACCAATGAATCAAGGAGCACATCATGAGCAAGAACAAGTCCAAGAACAGCAACGTCGTGTTCAGCCTGTCCCTCCCGAAGGCTGAGGTTCCGTTCGCGGAGCTGCACACGTCGATGAAGAAGTTCGCGAAGATCCGCGAGCACTTCGAGGTCCTCGGCCTTCAGGTCGGCGTCGTCGGATTCTTCAAAAACAAGTAGCGCCTCGCTGCAAGTTGCCCCACGACCGTGAGGTCGTGGGGCTTCTTGTCGTTAGGAGCACCTAGCGGCAAATCTACGAACAACATGAATGGAGACACACCTTGCAGGACAAGGGAGACGCGGAGTTCAGGTCAACTCGCGAGGGACGCGCCTACTGGCGCGCTGTTACCGAAAAGAAGGACATCACGACCAAGCGCAAGACCCCCAAGTACCGCGTCGAGATGCTCTTCGCCTACGGGTGGGACGACGCCGGATGGTCGCATGACGACAGCCCGTGGCGGTTCGACAGCGTCGAGGAAGCTCAAGCCGAGATCGACGATTTCTGCCGCACGTTCCACTTCATGCACAGCCAGTCTGACTTCCGTGTCGTTACGGCATAACTGAGCACTGTTCAGTTATGTCTCAGAATGCGCTATAATTGATCTATCAGGCGACGGGAGATCTATGCCCAGAACCTTTTGATACATCCACAGCCCCTAAGCAAAGCGCTTGGGGGCTTTTCCTATTCCGAAGGAGACCAGTGAGTACACCAGATCCGATCAGTTCCATTGAACTGCACATGGACAACCCCGTAACTGCCAAGTACGCGGCAGCGATCACGGTTGCAGCGGGGCTCGTCATCGGCGCACGCGTCGCCCCGCACCCGGCCCTCAAGGCCATGTGCCTCGTGTCAGGTGCCTCCGTCGGCATCTACGCGCATTGGCAAGTCCGTCAGTACCTCGTCGACGGGGCACGCTGGGTGTACGACGAGGCAAACCGTCCAGGCTGGCCTCAGTTCGACACCCACCCCAGCCCCAAGAAGCTGCACGTTGTCAATCCCGTATCCCCTGATAAGGAGCACGGAGATGACGAGTCCCGCGCAAAGAGTGCCTGAGCGCACTACTGAAATACGGCTGACGAAACTCGGATGGTACGTCCTCGCCCTGTCCATCGTCACGGTGTCACTTCTTGCCGCGACGCTCATGGCAGGGAAATGCTGGAACAACGCAGGGTTCGGGTACACCACCTGCGAATGGAGCAGCGAAGAAGGCAAGTAGCACGAGCAACACCCGGCCCCGCCAATCGGCGGGGCTTTCCCATTTCCGCAGAAAGGCACCACATGGCAGATCCAGCCGAATACCTCAGCAAGGCAACCGACATCGCCATGAAGATGACCGCGGTCCTCCTGGCCGGCGTCGCCTTGTACGAGGCGTTGAACTCGCTCAACCCGAAGCCCGCCACAGACGACCAGTTGCAGTTGAACTGGGACTCGGAAGCAGCGGACGGCACACAGTGAGCCGGTCATCAGCACGGGTCATGAACGAGGTTACGGAGGACCGGATGAAGTGCGAGCGGTGCAACCGCCGTGCCCGAGTCTCCTCACTCCAGGTCATCGAAGATGTGCTCTCATGCTGGCTGTGCCTTACCGGCAGTGAGCGTGGGCGCATCTACGAAGACATTCGCGTCAACAACTGAAGGGAAACACCATGATCACACTTTTCCTGCTCGGCGTCGGCGTTGTGCTGCTGTCGAAGTTCCTCACGTACCGGCCGCCGGGGTATGTCCCGCAGCCGAAGCAGGTCCGGTCCCGGATGCGCATGAGCGCGAACGGAACCGATTCGGGCTGCCACTGCCCGAACTGCGGCAGCGACATGTAGCACCGTCCCCGCTTCACGTTGGCCCCCAGTCATCCGACTGGGGGCTTTCGTGCTTCTGGGAAGGTCCCAGCAGCATCATGAAAGGACACGCGCAATGAGCGCATCGATTGCTGCACCGCGCAGCACAAGCACCACCGTGGCGGCAAAGGTCAACGCCGCCGCTACCACCGCACTGTCGTGGGCGAAGCTGCTCTCGGCCAAGGCGTTCCTCGCCGCACGCGGCGGATGGACCTACGCCTGGACGTTCGCGTCCACTGCTGTTCGCAAGAACGCCTTCAGCATCAGCATGGGCGGCGCGCTCCTCCTCGCATCCGAGAAGGGCTACGGGATGGCCGTCAACGCCATCACCAGCACCGTGAAGATCGCCTCCAAGGCAGTCATCGGAACCCTCCACGGGGCAAGCAGGGGCATTGGCTGGATCGGCAACCGGGTTGCCCGGGTCGTCGGCAAGGCCAACAAGGGCGCAGGCAACTGGGTCCAGGGGCTCACGTGGTCCATCACAGGCGCGATCACCAGCGCCGCTGACGTCGTGAAGTCGTACACCGCCGAGCAGTCCGAATGGTTCACCGTCTCGGCGCTGTCGCGCTTCTGCACCAAGTTCGTGAACTACGCGGCAATGGCGTTCTTCACCCTCATCGGTGTCAACGCTGTCACTGGCGGCGTAGTCGCCACGGCGGCTGCATCCATCCCCGTCATCGGCGGCACCATCGCCGGTATCGTCGGTGGAGGTATCGGCTCCATGATGGTCCTCGCAGGGTTCGCCCTCGCAGGGATCGCCTACACGATGATGTTCCGCACGCAGGAAGTGCGCAGCGAGTCTGAGGCAGCGAAGATCGCCAAGATCGACGCCGACTCGAAGGCGAAGTTCGCGGAGGCCGAAGCGATCCGTGCGGCCGATGCGATGGCCAAGCAGGTCTCTAGGGCAAATAAGGCCGCCAAGGAGCAGGCGCAGGCAGATGAGGCAAAGGCATTGAAGGCCACTGCCAAGTCCGCTAAGGCCGAGGCATTGGAGAACGCTGAAAGCCTTGACGTCGAAGACGCTAAGGAAGCAGTCTCGTCTTGATGCAGCGCGAGGAGGGGGCCCACAAGGCCCCCTCCGAGGCGTTCAAGGGCTGGTACGCGGGCTATGACGACGGCGTGGCACGAGAAATGCTCACCCCCGGAAGTTCGGGGTACGGGCTGATGGTGTGGAACATGACACTGTACGGGTGCCGCGAGGAAGCACAGTCTGCGCATGACATGTCCGGCGGGTTCCTCACGCCCGCGCCCACGGCGTGGACGTGCGCGTACGACGCCAACGGCAAGCTCGACATCCCGATCAGCGAAGACTCGGTCGCCGACTACAGGGGAGACAATTTCTTCGGCTTCGGCATGCTCATCGGTGAAGAAGACCGAGAGTGGCTTGAAGCCATCCCGTGGGTGCGAGTGAAGGGGCTCCGGTACCCGGACCAGACATTCGAGCAGCATACGCAGGAATACAACATTCCGGGCGTCTTGTCCAGGGATGCCAGTGGTTGGTATGGAACAGTCGATGCGATCGTTCCGATGTGGACGGTCACGCCGATCGATCCTGCGTTCTTCGAGCAGTGGTCGAAGGACGTCACGGACATGTGGATGGCATATTCGGAGTCCATTGGAGCCTCCTCGATACCTATCTGCGCCCATGGATCGGGTTACCACGAGTACTACTGCGACAACGATTCGTGCGAAAGCGGACCCGACTGCCCGTTCGAGGAAGTCTTCGAACTGGCAGTGAAGTTCGCGTGCGACGGGTTCGAGGAATCGCAGTGGATGTCCGACCCGCAGGTGTTCGACGAAGTCATGGACTACGCGATCACCCGGTACAAGCAGGGATGGCACCGTGCCATCGAAATGGAGAATGGAGACGCATGCTTATCACGGTACTTGCAGCATTACTCACCGTATTCGGAATCAAGCAAATCGCTGGATTTTCTTCGGCAACCCGCACCTCAGCGCTTAACCGCCTGAACATGTTCAGCGCCTCAGCAGGGGTGCTCACGCGCGTCTTCACCACCATTGACGCATTCCGTTCCATCATCGAATGGTCAGACTCGTGGCCTCGCGACCACACCGGCAGAAGGATGGAGAACCAGCGGATCAGCAAGCCGCCGCTCACCGTCCCGACGCCCATCGTGGGGGCCAGCCAGCCGGGGCCGAGGCCCCCACAGCCGCCACACGCGATGCCGTCACCCAACTCGCCACCGCCCGTCAAGCACGGCATGGCGTTCACGAGCATCATGGACATGGACAACTTCTAGACCCCTAGGGGGCCAGCCTTCGGGCTGGCCCCCAACAGGGTATTTTTTTGTGCCCAAAACCAGCCGTCACACGTGCATGAACAAGCCATTCGCGGCC